GGCAGGTCTTCAAGAGGAAGAAAATAAGTTCAAAAAAGAGCTAGAAGAAAAGTATGGTAAAATAAATATCAACTTGGAAGATGGTTCTTATGAAGAAATTAAAGAAGATGGAGAAGATAAATAAAAAGATAGTTGCGTTAGCAGGCACTTTACTATTAGGTGTAGCAGGTTGGTTAGTAACTAGCGTATATGCTATACAAGTAGATACTGCAATTATTAAGGACAAAATTGAGCAAGTATATGCTGACAACTGTCCTTACTGTGTTCACGCAGCTCATTCTAGTATTGCAGACCATCCTTTACTTTCTCCTACAATTAAACATAGTCACCGACATATTGGAGACGAAATAGTAAAAACAAATGATTAAATAATAAATTATGAAAAAAACTAAACTTACCGAAGAAGAAATACAAACTCTAAAAGAGTTAGAAAATAGAAATATTGCTATCGTTAAAGAGTTCGGTCAAATCTCTATAGCTGAATACAATTTAGATAAAAGAAGAGAAAGAGCAGAAGAGTTCATAGAAAAACTTAGAAAGCTTGAAACTGACATAGCAAAACAACTCGAAGAAAAGTACGGTAAAGGAACTGTTAATACTATTACAGGAGAGTTTAACGCTGTATAAATACCAAAATATTTTTCCGGGTCTTAAAGTAGATTAAGTAACTTTGTTTTCGGCTATCTTTTCCTATTTATTAATGTTAATAGAACTTTAGCATAATAAATCGGTTTCGATATAACAACGATATTTATTATAGAACGAATAATCTAATTTAAGATACAATGGCAGAATCATTAATCTCACCAGGGGTCCTATCAAGAGAACAAGATAGATCTTTTCTCCCTCCTGCACCTATAGTTGCTGGAGCAGCATTTGTGGGTCCTGCAGTAAAAGGACCTACTTTTGAACCTACAGTTGTAACATCTTATGGCGACTACCAAAGAAAATTTGGAGTAACATTTGAGTCAGGTTCAAACAAATACGAATTTTTAACTTCAATTGCAGTCAAATCATACTTTGAGCAAGGCGGTAACACAGCACTTATTACTAGAGTAGTATCTGGTTCATTTACCGGTGCTAGTAACTCTACTATCGCTGCATCAGATGGTGGTGACGCTCCTTTCACTATTCAAACTTTAGGTAAAGGTGCATTATTGAATAACTCTACTGGTGCTAGTGACCCAGGATCACTTAATAGTGATGGTTCATTAGTTTCTGGTTCTGGAGATAACATCAGATGGGAAATCAGTAACGTAGACAATAATGCTGGTACATTCTCATTAGCTGTTAGAAGAGGTGACGATAATGATAAATCAAAAACAGTATTAGAATCTTTCAATGACTTAAGCTTAGACCCAAACAACGATGGGTACATTGCTAAAGTAATTGGAGATCAATATAAGAGTTTAAACACTGGTGCTGACGGTACTTACTTAAGCACAGTAGGAACTTATGTTAACAGATCTAACTACATTAGAGTATCTGGAGTTAACAGACAAACTCTTAACTACTTATCAAATGACGGTATCAATGTAAGAGATAATGCTTATACAGGTTCTTTACCAACTGCTTCTTCAGGTTCGTTCCACGGAGCTTCTGGTCAAAACTATCAGCATGATGAAGCTAACCAACACTTTGCAGATATTACAAATGCAAATACTCAAGGATTAGTTGCTTCAAACTATACTAACGCATTCGGATTATTAGAGAATCAAGACGAATACGTATTTAATATCATATCTGCCCCAGGATTAATTTACAACTACGGAGATCACAAGACACAAATCGACAGCATGGTGTCTTTAGCATCTAACAGAGGTGACTGTATCGCAGTAGTAGATTTATCTCCTTATGGATCTACAGTCAACGGTGCAGCAGGACATGCAGCTACAATTAACAGCTCATATGCAGCATCTTACTGGCCATGGGTACAAGTAGGTAGTTCAACAGGTAAGTTAGAATTCGCTCCTGCATCAGTTGTAATCCCAGGTGTATATGCTTTCACAGATTCTGCAGCAGCACCATGGTTTGCACCAGCTGGTTTAACTAGAGGTGGAATTCCTAACGTTGTCCAAGCAGAAAGAAAACTTACTAGATCTCAAAGAGACACATTATATGCTGCAAATGTTAACCCAATTGCAACATTCCCAGGAAGTGGTATTTCAGTATTCGGTCAGAAGACATTACAGAAGAAGAAATCAGCTTTAGATAGAGTAAATGTTAGAAGATTATTGATCGACCTTAAGAAATTCTTAGGAGATCAAGCTAAGACATTAGTATTCGAGCAAAACACAATTGCTACAAGAAATACTTTCTTAGCAAACGTTAACCCATACTTAGAGTCAGTAGTACAGAGACAAGGTCTTTACGCTTACAGAGTAGTAATGGATGATACGAATAACACGGCAGACGTAATCGATAGAAACCAATTAGTAGGTCAAATCTTTATACAGCCAGCTAAAACAGCGGAATTCATCACATTAGACTTCGTAATCCTACCAACTGGGGCTACATTGGGAGAATAATTTAAAAGTAGAATATTTATAATAAAGATAAAACAAAATGGCAGTATTAGATCCTAACGAAATAATGTTCAGAGCTTTCGAACCGAAAGTGCAAAACAGATTTATCATGTATATCGATGCGATCCCATCGTTCATGATAAAGAACGTCAAAGCTCCTACCTTTACAGATAACGTAGTAAAGCTTGACCATATCAACACATATAGAAAGATCCGCGGAAAGAGAGAGTGGGCAGAAATGACTATGACTCTTTACGATCCGATCACTCCAAGTGGAGCACAAGCTGTAATGGAATGGGCAAGATTAGGATACGAATCAGTAACCGGTAGAGCAGGATACTCAGACTTCTACAAAAAAGATTTAACACTTAACGTATTAGGACCTGTTGGTGACGTAATTGGAGAGTGGATAATCAAAGGAGCATTCGTTACTAATGGAGACTTCGGACAGTTTGACTGGTCATCAGATGCAGTTGTTGATTTAGGGATCACAATCAACATGGATTACTGTATACTTAACTACTAGGATAAAATACATCTTTATAAAGAAAGAGCCCGCATTAGCGGGCTTTTTTTATGAATATAGTTGCCTAATAAATTTAGTCTTCGTATATTTATATATAAACTAGTTTACATTAAATAAAATTTATGGAACCAAAATTTAAAATTCCTACCGAAACGGTAGAACTACCTTCGAAGGGTAAATTTTATCCTGAAGGACATCCTCTGAAAAGCGGTACTGTAGAAATGAAATACATGACAGCAAAAGAAGAGGATATCCTAACAAATCAGAACTACATACAAAAGGGTATAGTTATCGATAAACTACTTAAGTCACTGTTAGTTACTGATTTAAACTATGATGATCTATTGATCGGAGATAAGAATGCTATTATGGTAGCAGCAAGAATCTTATCATACGGTAAAGATTATGAAATAGAATACAACGGAGAAAAAATTAGCGTTGATTTATCTGAAATTAAAGAGAAAGAGTTTGATTCTTCTGTTGATATTAACGAAAACGGTGAGTTTACATTTAATCTTCCTAAAAGCGGTAACGAAGTAACGTTTAAGCTTTTAACTCACGGTGATGATAGAAAAATCGATAGAGAGATAGAAGGACTAAAAAAGATTAGCAGAGATAACGACACTTCAGTTACTACAAGAATGAAGCATCTCATTACCTCAGTTAATGGTGAAAGAGAAACTTCTACTATCAGACAATTTGTTGACCAAGGTTTATTGGCTGCAGATGCTAGAGCTCTTAGAGAAGAGTATGGCAGAGTACAGCCAGATGTTGAATTTAAAGTATACCATGTGAACGATGACGGTGTTGGGGAGGACATCGACGTTCCGGTTACTATCAACTTTTTTTGGCCTGACGCCTGAAGCAGCAGCGGAGTATAGAGCTGCTATCTTTCGGCAGATACACGAAATAGTATTTCATGGTAAAGGCGGCTATGATTGGAGTACTGTGTATAATATGCCGATATGGTTAAGAAGATTTACGTTCAAATCCATTGACGAATGGTATAAAGAACAGAATGAAAAAGCTGAGGGAGAAAATAAGACTCCCGACATACCGAAAGGTCCAAATATAGACCCATCTTATACAACAAAGGCTTCTAGATAATAGAGGCCTTTGCTATTTATAAAAAAGAATACTGTCAATGGCTGACGATTTTAACAAAGAACCTTTAGGAGATATTTCTGGAGCATCTGGTCGTAAAAAAGAACTGGATGCTATAAGAACATCTGCCTCTGAAACCGCTGCTGAAATAAGATCTCTTGCAAAAGAGTTTCAAGAACTAAGCAAAGTAAAAGGAGGAGGTACTGATATTATATCTCAAGCTGAGGTTAGTAAAGTTAGTGCTTTGAGTAAAACTCTACAAAGCATTACCGTCAGTACCTTAAAATCATCTAAAGCTAGGAAAAGTTTTGCAGATCAAATCCTCAAAGCAGAACAAGATCAAGCCTCAATTCTATCTAAAGTAGCTACGTTTGAGGAACGTATCAAGGAACGTAAAAGAGAAGCTGCAGAATTTCAAGCGAAGTCTGACAAAATGCAGAAAGATGCTAGAGATAAGCAACTAGCTGCAGATGAGAAGATAGCCCAACTAACAGCAGATAGAACTAAAATTGAAACTGATTCATTTTCACAGTTAGATGCTGCTAAGGCGACAGGTGATAAAACAAAAATAGCAAGAGCTGAAGAATTACATGCTGCTGAAATGGCTAGAGCCAGAGGCATGGAAAATGAAGCGAAGAATTTATCTGCTATAGCTAAAAAACAAGAAGTTCAAGATCAAAAAGCAATTAATAATGCACAAGATCTAGCAGATGCCGCTCAACAAGAAGCTTCTAATTTAGAAGGTCAAGTTAACTTACTTAAAGAAAAAGCTACCTTACAGGGTAAAGATATAGAAGCAGCCAAAGAACTCCAAAAGACTATGGAGGAAATAGATAAAGCTGGAGGTAGTATTTTAGAGTCTTTTCAAAAGTTAGGTGATGCTCTTCTTAAAAACGTACCTTTAATTGGAACTGCATTCAACACAATATTTGGCGAGTTAATTAAAGCTCGTACAATGTTCCAAGATGCTACTGCACAAGGTACTAGTAAGCTCGGTGCTATGTTTAAAGCTACTCAAGGATTTATAAAAAGTCTTACCGTAGTAGGACTTGGCGGTTTCCTTTCCGGTCTTTACGATGCAATGAAACTTACCTCTGAATTCTCAGTAGAAGTAAGAAAAGGCCTTGGCGGAGGATTTATCGATGCGTCTAAGTCAATGGCGGCAGCATCTGAAGCAGCAGGTAGATTAACTATCCCTATTACTGAAGCCGCCGCTATGGTAGGTCAGCTTAATGATGCATTAGGTACTTCTTTAGGGTTTACAGGTGACATACTTACTACGTTTGGTACACTTACTAAAAAGATAGGAGTATCCGCAGATACCGCAGCTCACTTATTTAAGATTTCTGCTAAAATAGGTCAACCGTTTGAAGAGCTTACTGCAAATATTATAGGCTCAACGGAAAAGCTTAACGCTCTCAATAATGCCGCTGTAGCACCTAAAGCTATATTCGAAGAGATAGGACATGCATCAGAGACGATACTTCGTGCTAATGCTAAAAATCCAGATGCTTTAATCAAAGCTGCTCATGGTGCCCGTATGATGGGTATGGAAATGAGCAAAATTGAAGACGCAGCAAGAAACACTCTTGATTTTGAAAATTCGATGGCTCAAGAGATGGAAGCTGAGTTAATGCTCGGTAAGGAATTAAATCTTGATAGATTAAGAGCAGCAGCAGCTACCGGTGATGTAGCAACACAGCAAGAAGAAATAGCAAGACTTGTAGCTGAAAATAAAGACAGACTTGAAGGTAATGTTCTAGCACAAGAGATGTTCGGTAAAACTATCGGGATATCAGGTGAAGAACTAAATAAAATGCTCAATAGCCAAGATGAAATGGCTAAAATGACTGAGAAAGATGCTGCAAGAAAAGCGGCTAATGCTAAAAACGAAAAACTTTCAGCTGAAGAAATTGGTCAAAGACAGATGGCCGCTATGGAGAGTATGGCTACTTTATCTGATAGAATAAATAAAATGATAGAGTCTTTCAAGTTAGGTATTAAAGAATTTTCTGATGCTGTTATGGTAGCATTTGAACCTTTAAAAAGCGTAGACTTTAGCGGTATATTAGAAACGTTTAAGACTGATGGGTTTGTAGCCGGTGTCAAAAATGCTTTTGAAGAACTAGCACCTGCTATTAAAGATACTGTAAAGAATCTAGGTACACTAGTAATGGATACGTTTACAGAAGCATTTAATAGCGGTGAAGGAGGATTACTTTCCAAAGGAGGTATTTTAGGTAAACTATTAGGTGCAGGAGTATTAGCAGGAGGCGGTCTAACTATAGCATTTAAAGGCTTATCGGCTCTTGGCGGAATGTTTAGCAAATTAAGGGGTTCTATTAGATCTTTACCTTTGTATGTTAAAAATGTAGGAGCAGGAGAAGGCTTTTTAGGTTCACAAGGCGGTTCTAGAGTATTTAAATATCTTTTTGGTAAAAAAGGTAACTTTGTAGGTAATCTTACAAGAACATTTAGCAGAGGTATTACCAAAATGTTCGGTAGAAACATGATATCTAGAAATTTAGGTAATTTTGCAAGCAGAATTAATAAAATAAAAATGCCTAATTTAACTAGAATTTTTTCTAGATTAAAAATGCCAAATTTAAGTAATATCTTTTCTAAGATTAAGTTACCTAACTTAACTAATGTATTTAGTAAAATCAAAATACCTACTGGAGCTGCTTCTGGACTTTTAAAAACAGTTGGCGGTAAGATATTAGCACCGTTAGAGTTAGCAATGGGTGCCTTTAAAGGTGTTAATCAAGTAAAAGATCTAACAGCTGCGCAAAAGAAAGAACAAGGTATCCGAGAAGATATGGGTACTGCGGAGGCAGGTGTGCTTGGAGCTTTAACTGGGAATGCTAATAAAGGATCTTCGTTAAGTAAGTATGTAGGTATAGAAGAGGGAGGAGCTGGTGATGAAGCATTAGGTATTGCCACATCAGGTGCTAGAGGAGCTGCTGTAGGAGCAGCAATCGGTTCGGTTGTTCCTGTAGTTGGTACCGCAGTTGGTGCAGTAGTAGGAGGAGCAGTAGGAGTAGTTGCTGAAGGATTCAAAGTATTCTCAGATCCTAACTCTAAATTGAGACAAGGTTTATCTAACTTTGCTTCTGCGACTTGGGATAAAGCTAAAGAGATAGGAAGTAAAGTAAAAGAAACTGCTGTGATGGTGGGTGAAAAAATATCTGACTTTGCTACTAATGTTAAAGATAGAGCTGTAGAATTTGGTACTGCAGTAGGTACTGGGATAATGTCATTTGCTAATACAGCAAGAGATAAAGCAAAAGCCTTTGCCGGTGCAATAGGGGAAAAGATTGGAAATATAAGAGGTAAAATATCTGAATTCGTTGAAGCAAACGGAGGACTAGTTGGTGGTATAAGAGCAGCCGCTGCAGGTTTAGCCTCTAAAGCCTCTGAATGGTTTGGTTCAAAAGTTCAAGGATTAAAAGACTGGTGGAACGGAACAACAGCATCAACACCAGAAATAAAAGAAGCAGAGATTAAAAAGGTAACTACACCCTTAGTTCAAATGTCTACTTCTCAATCTAAAGAATTAATGACTGCTCTTAATGCTGCACTTACTAAAGGAGCAGAAGCTACTGTACAGGCAGTTAATCAATTTGGTGATAATATAGAACCTTATATTACCGAATCACGAATCACAGCTGAAGATCAACTACAAAAAATGAAAGAGTTGAAAATGCAAAGTGATAAACAACATCAAAACGAAATAACAGAATTGAGAAACCAGACTGCCTTACTTTATCAATATATAACTAACCCTACAAAAAGTATTATAAAAATGGATAGTTATAAAGTAGGAGAGTCTATAGTATCAAGATACTAGATATTTATTAACATAAACTAAAAATTAAATTATGGCACTAATTGATTCATTAAAAGAAACTACTTTAGGATTAGGAGGAGATCAACCAGCATTAAGAGCTGGAGCTTCTGCTGATACTACTAAAGTACACGTAGACGGTCAAACTCAAAAAGCTGATCATTCTACTTTAGATTTAGACGGAGCGGTACCAACTAAGTATTTAGACAACCCACCAAAGTAAAATGGCTTTAGTAGATCTAAAAACAGATCTAAAGTCTTTGAAATTTGAAAGCGGTCTTAATCGAAAACCGTTTGTAGTAAAGGATATAGATCAGGAAGGAGGCCGTAACTCTGGCTTAGCCGTACAAGGCATACTCGCTGCTAAAAGAGTAGACGATGTTATCCGTATGGCTAAACTTGTTATAGCTAAACCTGGAATAACTCATGCTGCAAAACAAGGATTAACCGCTTTAATTACTGCTGCTGATAAAAAAGCAGAGTACGGTGGAGGTGGACTAGCTAAAGAACTAATAGATGATGCTAAAGATATTTTAGCAACTGCAGTTACTAACGTAGCTCAAACACCCTTAAACGGATTAGGATTACATTTATATAAAGGTATCTTAAATCTAGATAAAGATGCTAGAGATTACGCAGGTAACTTTGCTAATGATGCAAAAGGCAAAACCACCTCACCAGCTCATTCGTTAGGGATTTCACAAGGTATCAAAAAATCTAAAAAACTAACCCTTGCTGCAGACCCAAAATACGGTAGGATTGATTATACTAAAAAACCTGATAATACTTTCACCGCTGACTTTGTAAATTCAAATCCAATACAAACCTCAGAAGATAGAATGGAAGCTGATATAATTCCATTTTATTTTTCAGTCTTAAACGGAGAAGAAAGTAACTTTATTCAGTTTAGAGCTTATTTAGATAGCCTCAGTGACTCTTACAATGGTATGTGGAATAAAACACAGTACCTTGGAAGACCGGAACAGTTTAAATCATACACAGGTTTTGAAAGAAGTATAAATTTTGGATTTAAAATAGCAGCCGATACTAGAGCAGATTTAAGACCTTTATATAGAAAGTTAAACTATCTTGCTTCTACTACAGCTCCGTCATTTTCTGAAGATGGGTTATTTATGAGAGGTACTTTAGTTAGAATTACCATAGGAGATTATCTTTCAAAACAGCTTTGTAATATTTCTAACGTTACTATAACTTGGCAACAAGATTATCCATGGGAAATAAAATTACAAAATAGTGAAACAGATGTTCAGATATTACCCCATGTGTTAGACGTAAGTGTAACAGCTGAAGCAATTCATGAATTTGTTCCTCAAGTTGGAGGTATGCCATATATTACCAACACTCAAAAAGACCCTATTCTACCTAAACCAGAATTGAAAATAGATGAATTCGATCCTGATAGTTTAGACTATTTAGAAGAAGAAATCGATTTAGATATAACAAACTAAATGAATAGATATCAAAACATACAAGAAGTTAAAGATTTAGAAGGTACTAGGTATATACAGAATGCAATATATCCTGATATTCCTGCTACTTCTAATGACACTTACGTAATTACTACTGTAGGTGATAGATTTGATACTTTAGCTCAACAGTTTTATAAAGATACTAGCTTGTGGTGGATTATAGCAACAGCTAATCCTATAAGTAGTACAGGTTCTCTTATACCTAAACCCGGTAGTCAGTTAAGAATACCAGCTAACCCAACTAGCATAGTACAGAAGTATGAGAAGTTGAATAAAAAACGATAGGTTATGGCAGAAAAAGGCGTGTTTTTTACTAGACCCTTACCTTCTCTAGATACTATAGACCCAGAAGTAAGTAAACAACTAGCTGCTCGAGCTAATCTGTTCGGTAAATCAGCTAATGTACCTCCTAATTTTTTACAAAGTTTTATTAACGGAAATAACTCTTTTGTAAGATTAACTTCCGGAATTAAGCTTGAATCAGATCCAGATGCTGCTATGAAGCATATTCTGCATGGAGGTACGTTAGATAAGGATGGAAAACTTCGAGCAGGAATTTCAACAGATCCTTTTTCTGATTCTTCTGGAGCATATAATTTTGCTAGCAATGAAGGGTTTGTACCTATGCCCGGTATATTAGATGTTAGAGTAATAAACCGAGGTAACAGCGGTTATACAAGAGAAGCTCAAATAACAGTAAGATGTTTTAGTTTAGAACAATTGTCTATAATCGAAAAATTATATTTAAGACCAGGTTTTAAATGTTTATTAGAATGGGGACATGTAGTTTACGGTAAAGGTAGTGATATTAAAGGTGAATCTATACAGGCACAACCTACTCCTCCTTCTACTATACAAGTAACTAATGGAGAAAATGCTGAAGATGATTTAAAAGAAGCTGGTGGCACTATTATAGACAACACTCAACATAATTACGATTTTATGATAGGACTTATAAAGAACTATGATTGGAATTATGAACGAGATGGATACACAGTTAATATAGAACTACTTGGTGAAGGTGCGATGACTACCTTTTTACGTAAAATGCATGGAGGAACAGATTCAGAAGAAAGCAAAGGATCAGCTACTGATGCAGGAGTTGAATTTGATCCATCTAACCAGTCTTCTTTTGGTGGAATACTTTCTACTATAAATGATGCAGATAAAAGAGGCTATCAAGAAAGTGATGATATCATTGAAGAGGCAGATATGGATAGAATAGATGCTGCGCTACAATCTAAATATTCGGAATCAATTACCGGTATTGAAAATCTACTTAACACTGAAGGAGATTCATTTGAATTTAAAGTGTATAGAGCTGGTTTTAATGCAGCTAATGGTAGACCAGGCGGTAATAGGTTTAACTATATTAGTATGAGATTCCTTCTTGGTATGGTTAACTATTTCTTCTTACCTAGAGATTCAGCTGATACAGAAACTCCTAACGGTAAGTTTAATACTACTCCTGGAATAGATTATTATTTATCTTATCCTGAACATTTTAGTATAGACCCTGGTATATGTCTTTTACCTGGGCAAACAGGAAAATATGGATTAAAAACTGAAGGAATTATATCTGGTGATAGAGATGATGATAGAGGAGATATTATGGATTTACATCTTTCTACTCAATTTTTATATGATGAGTATAAAAAGTTAAGAAAAGATGAAGGAGGTAAACCTATAGATGTAAGTATTGGAACTTTTTTAAATAATGTATTTGAACAATTAGAAAAATCATTAGGAGGAGTAAACCAGTTTACTTTATACAACGATTTCTATCTAAAGAAAGAATTAGGACCGAGTAAGATTATAGATTTACAACTAACCCCTAGACCAGAAGGCCAAGAAGATAACTACACAGTAATAATACCTAGAGGGCAGAAATCTTTTCTTAAAGACTTTTCTTTTAATAGCACTCTGTCTAATTCTATGATCAACCTAATAGTAAATCAAGCTATAATACAAGGTCAAGACGCAGGTAAAAATGCATCAACAGGCTTAGCAGCATTTAATACAGGTATATCTAGCAGATTTACCTCTGCTGGTTCTCAAGATGTACAAGCTAAAGCAAAAGAATACGAAAAAGCAAAAGCAGATTCTAAAACAGCATTAGAAGATCAATTTAAATCAATCTTTGAAAAAGGTAAATACGATTCTGATACTATAGAAAAAGCATTGCCCAACGGTGCTTCACTAATACAGCAAGAGTTAGATGAACATGTAGGTAAAGCAAAAGGTAAGAGAGGGCATATCGGTGCTAAAGTAAACCTTACAATGATGGGGATAGGTGGACTCAAAGCTCTACAGTTCTTCAAGTTACCTGATGAAGTACTTCCACAATCTTATTCAGATGGGTTAGAAGTAGGATTTCAGATTTCAAATGTGTCACATGAAATATCTAATAACGAATGGTCTACTCAAATTGAAGCTAATGCAGTAATATTAAGTCAAGAATAATGTATCTACCAAAATCTAAATACAAAGGACCCTTTACAGCCTCTGGTGGTGATAAGCGTATGCTCATAGAAGAAACGAAAGAAGACTTCAAAGGACAGTACTTTGTTACCTATAAGGGAGAAATGTATGAAGGTAGATTTCCAAAAGAAGCTGGTAGAAAATTAATATTTGCTAAAGAATTAGAAGAAAAAGAAGCAGCAGCCAAAGAATCTAAAGCTCCAAAAATAGCTTATATTAAACCTACTGAAAACGATTACGAGTCTAAAAAATTTAAAAGATATTTTACTAAAGATAAAAGAAATGGTAAAATAATCGAAGTAGTCGCAGCTGATTTTAAAAATATTAAAAACTTTCCTTCTTATATAGGATGTCAGATAGAATGGTGGTTAGAAGGCCCTATAGAAGATACTTACTATAACGGTTACCTTTACAAAGGAGCAAAATATAGAAATGGATTGGCAGTAGAGAAAGCAGAAAAGGAAGTACAAGGAATAAAAAACTACTTATCAGACCTCGGAGAGTTTGTAATTTGAAATATTTTTACTATATTAGTATAATAATGGTTATAGCAAGTGTTTTATATAGTAGAAGAAGAGCATAAATTAGCATCGTTAGAAAAATTAGTAAGATTAGGTTGTTTTGTGGACGTAATATCGTCTAATGATTATTTTCATCCTAAACTAACTTCTACCGTTGCAGTATATATCAGATTACTTAAATCTGATTTCGGTTTTATTATTCCTATCAATCACGATGAAGGAATTAACGTAGATAAAAACCGGGTCTACGAACTTTTATCTAAGTCTTCTAAACTATATACAGTTAACAAGAAGAACCTTCTCTACCACTTTAATCTACAGTCAGCCATAGATGTTTCTTTACTTTATTCTATGGTAAAATTCGATAAATTAGAGTATTCGAAGGAGAATAGCACGTTAAATTATTTTTATAACAAACATAACAGTCATAGTAATATTAATCAACTTATTCCATTAAGTAAATTATACGAGTCAAGCGAAAAACTTTACAACTCAGTTAGTAAAGCTATCGAGTTAAAGAAACCTGAAGGATTTGACTTTTATAATTCTACAGCTACTAACGTATTTTACTTGTTAGAGCAGTCTGGATTGGGTGTTTATTATGAACCTTTCAATAAGTTATTCAAACCACGTAATCCTATTTATAATACCGATGGGATTAAAGTATTAACTCAATATAATTTATACAATGTTACTTCTAGACCAACTAATGCTTTTAATAGCGTTAATTTCGCTGCTATTCCTAAGAATCAAGAGCACCGCCAATGTTTCCGTCCGACCGGGGATTACTTTGTCGAGTTTGATTTTGATGGTTATCACCTTCGTTTACTTGCTGATCAGATTAAGTATGAATTGACAAATGAATCTGCTCATAAACAATTAGCTAAACTCTATTTTGAAAAAGACGAAATAACAGATGAAGAATATGCAAAAGCAAAGCAAATTAACTTTCACGCAATTTATGGAAAAATACCAGAACAGTACGCTTTCCTTGACATCTTTGAACGAATTGACTCTTATATCAAAGAGTTATGGCAACGATATCAAGATGACGGAAAAATCCTGGCTCCAATTAGTGGAAAGCCTTTCACAAAATCGTTGAAAGATATGAACCCTCAGAAGCTGATGAACTATGTAATGCAGTCATTAGAGACTTCTAGGAATATAAAAATACTAAAAGAAGTACTAAGGTACTTAAAAGATAAAAAGACTAAAGCAGTACTTTATACGTACGATTCCATACTGTTTGATTTTAGTAAAGATGACGGTAAAGAGTTATTACAAGACTTAGAAAACATACTCTCAGAAGATGGAAAGTACCCTGTAAGTTTCAAATTCAGTTCTAATTTAGTTTTATGATAATAACTAATATTTATATAAAATGACAAATGTTATAGAAAAAAGGTTTGATTATGATATTGAACCTATATTTTTTAATGAAGATATGAGCAATAAACTATTCTGCACCTTTTCTACCGAAGCCGAGTTAGACTCTACTTTGGATGCGATAAAGGAAAAATATAAAATCATATACAACAAAATTTTCGTTCTTTACTCTAAGAGCCAAGACGAATATATTTGTACGTATAATGTTGACTTTGGAAATGTTTCTACATTTTTAGAGAACACTATATTAGTCCATCGTAAAAAAGAATCAAATACACTTTATACTATAAACGCACTCAATACCCTTGTTAAAGAACTCAATAATGGAGTTTTAGATAAGACTTATAGAGTAAATTGGATGGATTACAGGAACTGTATATTGCTAACCAAAGGACCTGAGCTCAAAAGAGTAAATACCAAATTATTTAAGATTTTAGAAGTACAGCAATAATGCCTTACGCTAAAACTAATCCTATACAACTTCAAAAAAATCTTATCTAGAAGTTGGTTATATAAGATATTCTTCTTATATTATTAGAGTATAATACGTAAAAATAAAAATAGTTATATGGATTTAAATGCAATTCGCGCAAAGCTTGATTCGTTAAATAATAACGGTCAACAGAGAGAGAAGACAGACTATTCAACTATCTTTTGGAAACCTGAATTAGGTAAACAAACAGTTAGGATTGTACCTTCTGCCTTCGACCCTACATTTCCTTTTAAGGAATTGAAGTTTCACTATGGTATTGGTAAATACCCTATGGTTGCCTTATCGAATTTCGGTAAGCAAGACCCTATTGAAGAGTTCGTAAAAGAATTAAGAAAGACTAATGATAAAGACAATTGGTCTCTATCTGGTAAGCTTAACCCTAAAACTAGAGTCTTTGCTCCTGTAATAGTAAGAGGAGAAGAAGATAAAGGTGTAAGACTATGGGGCTTTGGTATCACAATTTACAAAGCACTCCTAGCATTAGCTGAAGACGAAGATGTAGGAGATTTTACTGACGTTATTAATGGATGGGATCTTGTAGTAGAACAAGTACAAGGAAACCCTTACCCAACAACAACAGTAAGAATTAAACCTAAACAAACTGCTTTATCAGATAACAACGATCAAGTAGACAAATGGTTGAAAGAACAACCTAATCCTACTGAAGTTCATACTCAATACGATTATGACTTTGTTAAGAAACAACTTCAAAATTACTTAAACCCAGGATCAGCTGAAGAGAATACCCCTCCAGCAGGTTCTGAAACTACGCCAGAAAGCAATAGTCCTCAAAAGACTGACTTTACATTGGAAACAGCTACTGCTGGCAACCAAGATACAGTTAGTAAGTTTGATGATTTATTTAATGAATAATGGCGAAGAAAAAAGAAGTACAAGCAAAAGCAACTGAAGCTGTAAGAAAGTCTTTTAACTTATCTAATTTTAAGAAAAAGAAAGGATTTTCTAATGCATCAGTAAAATTTAAAGAACAAGGCTGGATACCATTATCTAAAGCTTTTCAAGACATCACATCTTTACCTGGTATTCCTACCGGGCATATCACTCTCTTGCGTGGACATAGTGATACGGGCAAAACTACTGCCCTAATAGAAGCTGCGGTGAATGCTCAAAAACTGGGCATTCTCCCGGTCTTCATTATTACAGAGATGAAATGGTCTTGGGAACATGCTAAAGAAATGGGACTTCAGGTTGAGGAAGTTAGAGATGATAACGGAGTAGTTACTGATTATGAAGGTCATTTCCTCTATGCTGATAGAGGTACTCTCAATACTATTGAAGATGTAGCAGTCTATATTGCTGATCTTATGGATGAGCAAGCAAAAGGTAACTTACCTTACGATATGTGTTTCTTCTGGGATAGTATCGGCTCTGTACCCTGTGATTTATCAGTTCGTTCTAATAAGAACAATAACGAGTGGAATGCAGGTGCTATGTCTACTCAATTTGGTAATAATCTAAACCAGAAAATTCTACTTTCTCGTAAAGAAAACTCTCCTTATACTAATACTTTAGTTGCTATCAATAAAGTCTGGACTATGAAACCGGAATCTCCGATGGGTCAACCTAAGTTACAGAATAAAGGAGGTATGTCAATGTGGTATGATGCTACTTTAGTTATTACTTTCGGGAATATCACTAACCCAGGTACATCGAAAATCAAAGCTATTAAGAACGGTATGCAAGTAGAGTTTGCTAAACGTACAAACGTTCAAGTAGAGAAGAATCATATTGGCGGAGTACAATCTAGAGGTAGGATAGTAATGACACCTCATGGATTTTTACCTGATGATAAAAGAGCAATTGATAAGTACAAAGATGCCCATAAAGAGCACTGGTTAAAATTAGTAGGTTCTATTGATTTTGATTTAATCGAGGAAGGAGACTTAGAAGAAACACCAATCTCACCTAATCTACTCGATTAATGGCATTTGAGAATATTCTTAACAACCTTAAAGAGACCCCACCCCGAGCGTTAAACGATCATATTCTGTTGATTGATGGAATGAATACTCTAATTAGATCGTTTTCGCTACTAAAAGCGATGAACCCTTCAGGTACCCATATCGGTGGGCTTGTTGGGTTTCTTCGCTCTTTAGGTTATGTAACTAGGATTTTCGATCCTACTAGGGTTATAGTAGTATGGGACGGTAAAGGAGGTTCTGGGAATAGACAGAATATAGATCCAAACTATAAAGCTCAGAGAGCTACTTCTAGAATTACTCATTGGGGGTTGTACGACACCAAAGAGGAAGAGACAGAAGCATTAATTAATCAACTTTTTAGAGTAAAGGATTATTTAGATTGTTTACCGTTACAGCAAATAGTAATGGAAAAGCTAGAAGCTGATGATATAATGGCGTATCTCGCTAAAAAAGCATCTGCATCTGGTAAAAAAGTTACTATCGTCTCTTCTGATAAAGATTTTTATCAGTTAATTGATAATAATATTGAAATTTACGCTCCAGTAAAAAAGAGGACAATTGATATTAATAATATAAAGGAAGAGATAGGAGTATTACCGCAGAATTACAATATTGTAAAAGCATTACTCGGTGACAATTCAGATAACTTACCAGGAGTTAAAGGATTAGGAATAAAAACAATACTCTCTGAATGGAAAAGTTTTAGTTATGACCCTTTAGCTAGTTTACAAGATGTATGGGACCACTGTGAAACACAGTTAGAAACTAAAAAACCTAAAAAGATTTTTGCTAAAATACTACATAATTGGGATAGAGTTATGACTAACTTCGATCTAATGGATTTGCATAATTCTCAATTAGATGATAGAGAAAAAGAGTACGTTAGTGAAGTAATTGGTAGTAAAGTACCGGAACTTCAATCTGGGGCATTTCTTCATATGCTTGATCAAGATAAAATTGAAGGTATAACTAAGAATACTGAAGGTTGGTTAGAAAATTTTAGAGGATTAACAACAGTAAAATGAAAAAAGCAGTTATAGTTAGCGGTTATTTTAACCCGCTTCATAAAGGACATTTAGAGTTATTTGAAAAAGCTAAGGAAGTAGGTGATGCTTTAATAGTTATAGTAAATAATGATAAACAAAGAGAATTGAAGGGTTCTAAATTCTTCATGGATGAACAAGAAAGAGTTCAAATAATTAGAGCTCTTAGTGTAGTTGATATGGCATGGGTTTCAATCGATGAAGATAATACTCAGAATGAAAGCTTAAAATTAATGTTTGGTAAATTTAACGAAACATATAAATTAGCTTTCGCTAACGGTGGAGACCAGAATAATGATACAATACCGGAGAGACAAACTTGTGAGCAATTCGGTATAGAATTAATCGATGGATTAGGAGATAAAATACAATCATCTAGTTGGCTATTAGAAGAAAATTAATTATATTAGATTAAAGGTTTTATATGACATTAAAGAGTTTACAACAGTACGGGAAGGGGTTCCAACTAAAGGTTTTAGGTTCTCTACTTACAGATAAGAAGTTTTTATTAAACGTCCGTGACGTATTACATGATCACTATTTTGATGCTGATTCACATAAATGGATTATAAAGCAAATATGTGAGTATTTTGATAAGTATCATACTAATGTTACTATGGATGTACTTAAAGTAGAGCTTCAAAAGGTAGAAAACGAAGTACTTCAAGTTGCACTCAAAGAAGAATTAAGAAACTCTTATGAAGCATCGCAAGATGATCTAGAATATGTACAAGAAGAATTTCAAACCTTCTGTAAGAATCAAGAAATGAAATCTGCCATACTTAACTCAGCAGACTTACTCAAAGAACATGATTTCGATGGGATAAGAAATATGATTGAGAAAGCTATGAAAGCTGGTATGGATAAAAATATTGGACATGAATACAATAAAGACGTTGAAACTCGTTACCGTACTGACTATCGCCCTACTATCCCTAGTCCTTGGGGTATACTAAATGATGGTATTCAAGGAGGGTTCGGTCCTGGGGACCTTGCTATAATGTTTGGAAATCCTGGCGGCGGTAAGTCTTGGACGATGGTTGCAATAGCAGCTCATGCTGTACAGTTAGGGTATAAAGTAAATTACTATACTTTAGAATTAGGAGAAGACTATGTTGGGAAGAGATTTGATTGTTACTTTACTGGACACTCTATAGATGAGGTAAATAAACACAGAAAACAAGTACAGACACATGTAGATAATCTTAAAGGTAAACTTATTGTTAAAGAGTATGCTCCTAAATCAGCTTCTGTAGGGACTATTCGTTCTCATATACAGAAATGTATAGATATGGAACATAAACCAGACTTAGTAATAATCGATTATGTTGATTACCTTAGAGCAAGAAGTAAAAGTAAATTTTCTGAACGTAAGGACGAAATAGACGATGTATTTATCGCTACAAAAGGACTTGCCAAAGAAATGAAAATACCTATTCTTACACCTTCTCAGGTAAATAGAATGGGAGCTAAAGATTCTGTTATTGAAGGAGATAAAGCAGCAGGCAGTTATGATAAGATGATGGTTGCAGATATCTGTCTTTCTCTTTCAAGACAAAAAGAAGATAAGGTACTGGGTACCGGGCGAGTCCATGTGATGAAAAATAGATATGGACAAGATGGAATGACATATAACGTTAAAATGGATACCAATAACGGACATATAGAATTCCTAGAAAAAGCTGATCTAGAAAGTGAAGAAGTTACTACCAGTGACAATTTTACTTTCTCTAGAAAAGCTGTTAACGAAATTTTTGATAAAATTTAGCAGAAACTCGTAGTGATAACAGATAATCATTCTATTTATTACTACGTCCCCAAGAGATATTCAAGGGGATGTTTTTGTCTTACTAACTTTCAAATATATAAAGATATATGAGTCTACTACAAGAACGAGTGGTGTACAAACCCTTTGAATACCCGAAAGCATTTGACTATTGGTTAAAACAACAACAAGCACATTGGCTACATACAGAAGTACCGATGGCTCAAGATGTTACAGACTGGAAGTCTAATTTAAAAGATCACGAAAAAAACGTAGTTGGAGGAATCCTAAAAGGATTTGCTCAAACAGAAACTATAGTAAATGACTACTGGTCAACACTAGTAACAAAATGGTTTAGAAAACCAGAAGTTATTATGATGGGCACTACCTTGGGGTCAAGCGAAACGATTCATGCAGAAGCTTATTCTTTATTAAATGAGCAATTAGGTTTAGATAATTTTGCTGAGTTTTTAGAGGATGAAACTACGATGGCTAAGATTGAGGCGTTAATGAACGTGAGAGATGGTCACGATGGTACTCCTAACTGGCACGATAGAGCTAAGTCTTTAGCGATTTTTTCCGCGTTTACAGAAGGTGTTAACTTATTTTCGTCTTTTGCTGTTTTGTTATCATTTAAAATGAGAAACTTACTAAAAGGGGTAGGTCAAATAGTAGAATGGTCAGTGAGGGATGAATCACTACATTCAGATGCTGGGTGTTGGTTATTTAGAACACTTATGGAGGAACATCCTGAATTTAAAACTGAAGAGTTAGTAAAAGATATTGAAGTAGCAGCTAAAAATGCTTTACAGTTAGAATTTGACTTTATTGATAAGATTTTTGAAATGGGTGATTTAGAAAACCTTAGTAAAGAAGAGTTAAAAAACTTTATTCGTCATAGAGTAAATACTAAAATGGGGGATCTAGGTTTAAAACCTATCGTACCAGCTTCTGAAATCGATAAAGGAGCGTTAAAAACTATGAAATGGTTTGATGCAGTTATTGCTGGTAAACAACAAACTGATTTCTTTGCTAATAGAGTTACAAACTATGCTAAAGGTCATATGGACTGGTCAGCAGCATTTTAAGATTAAGATATGAGCGTAGTAGTAGATACCAGCGGCTGGGAAGCTGGTAAAGATTACCCAGAATGGATGAACGAAGTTTCCTTAGCAACTATTTCTAAGGGATATCTACTTCCAGATGAAAATGTAAAAAAAGCTTACAAAAGAGTTGCTGATAGAATAGCAAGAAGACTTGACCGACCTGATTTAGCGAGTAAATTTTATCGCTATATGTGGAAAGGTTGGTTGAACTTAGCCTCTCCTGTACTATCCAATACCGGCACCGATAGAGGATTGCCAATCTCTTGTTTTGGGATAGACACACCAGATTCAATTAGAGGAATCGGCCTTACTAACGCTGAGTTAATGAGGCTGACTTCCCTAGGTGGTGGTGTAGGTATCGGATTATCTAAAATTAGAGGTAGAGGTACAAAAATTGGTGACGGGACTATGGGTCAATCAGAAGGAGTTGTTCCATGGGCTAAGATATACGATTCTACTATCATAGCTACTAATCAAGGTGCAGTAAGAAGAGGAGCAGCAAGTGTTAACCTTAATATTAACCACCCAGATATACATGAGTACTTAGAGATACGTAGACCTAAGGGAGATCCTAATAGACAGTGTCTAAACCTACATCAATGTGTCATAGTGGATGATAACTTTATGCAAAGATTAGAGCATAGAGACGCTGAGGCAATGGAATTATGGGTTAAAATACTTAAATCTAGAGTTGAGACTGGTGAACCTTACCTTATGTTTGAGGATAACGTAAATAATAACAATCCTTTAGCATATAAGAAGAATAACTTAGAAGTATCAATGACGAATATATGTTCAGAGATTACTTTATTCACCGATGAAGAACATTCTTTCATTTGTTGCTTATCATCAGTTAATTTATCTAAGTGGCATGAATGGAAAAATACAGATTTAATAGAGACTGCAGTATATTTTTTAGATGGAGTATTAGAAGAGTTTTTGGCTAAGACTTCCGGAAGGGATTCCTTAATTAGAGCTCATAGAAGTGCTAAAAAAGGTAGAGCTATTGGATTAGGTGTTTTAGGATGGCATACTTTATTGCAAAATGAAAGAATTCCTTTCGCTTCTATTGGAGCAACATCATTAACTCACCAAATTTTTTCTAAAATCAAAACTGAAGCAGAAGCAGCATCAAGAAAATTAGCAGAAGAATACGGAGAACCAGTTTGGTGTAAAGGAACCGGTATGAGAAATACTCACGTACTGGCTATTGCTCCTACTGTATCTAATTCTACTATTGCTGGTGGAGTTTCTGCCGGTATAGAACCAGTACCTGCTAACATTTATACTTTTAATTCTGCTAAAGGTACTTTTATTAGAAAAAATAAAGCATTAGAAGATTATTTAGAAGAAAGAGGTGCTAATACTGAAGAAGTATGGGATCAGATTATGAAAGATAGAGGTTCTATTGCTAACTTACCAGAAGATATTATGCCTGCAGAAGATAAACCTATATTTTTAACTTTTGCAGAAATAAATCAGTTAGAGTTAGTAAAGCAAGCAGGTGCAAGACAACAGTATATCGACCAAACCCAATCACTTAACCTAGCTTTTGATCCAACAGACAGTCCTAAATTTATTAATGAAGTACATCAAACAGCTTGGAGAGAAGGAGTTAAGACTTTATACTATCTAAGAACTGATTCCGTTATTAATGGAGATATAGGTTCAAGAACATCTTTGGATTGTTTAAGTTGTGATGGTTAACTATTTATAATAAATGAAAACAGTTAGAATTCGAAATACCGCAATAGCTACTGATATACTTACTTGTAAGATTTATCATACCTCTATTATTGAAGATAACCTGCTATCTAGTAGTGTTTCCTCTAGTGGAGTATTTACCGGTGCTGATTTAGCAGCTGGACTTACATTTCAAGTTGAAGATAATATATCTCAGTTTTTTGTAAAGAATCTTACCACCTGTGTAAATATAGGATCAGGAAGTTTAACTGAAAATTCTAACGTAGTAGAGTTTATTACCGTTGACCCAGGCTCAGGAGGTAGTGTAACCATTACAGGTGAGAGTGAAACTACGACTTCCAACTCCTCTACTACTAGACATAACTTTAGTCTTTATCCTTCCTTTACTATGGAAATCACTCCAACCTACCCAAATGAATTTACTGGGTGGTTTCCTTCACCTATATTCACAGGTTCAGCTGTTTCTACATCCAACCCTCTAACATTAAATTCAGGGAGTTTCAACAGTACAACCAGTTGGTATGTTAAATATAATTAAAGTTGGTTTTTAAGGTTTTTTTTCGTATATTAATATAAAATAAGTATATGTCAAAAAACTCAGCAAAACAAACCGTAGAACAGTTATTAGATTGGTTGGCTTGGAGAAAAGCTTCATCATCTTTTAGAAGTGCAAAAGGCGCTAACAAAAAATTTTCAAAAGCAGAAGTTTATAAAAAAACAAGAAATAATTATGGCAGACGTAAGCGCAATTAGATTTTATGCTAACTGGTGTGGACCTTGTAAAGGGTTTAAACCTACATGGGAAAAAGTAGAAAATGAATTAGCTGATAAAGTTAATTTTAAAAGTGTTGATATAGATCAAGACACAGAAGGATTAGCAGCCAAATATAAAATTAGATCTATTCCTTCAGTAGTTATTTTAGAAGGTGAAGATTTAAAATCTCTTGAAGTCGGAGTTTTAGGAGAGCAAGTTTTAAAAGAAAAAATATTATTTTAGTTATGTTAAGAAAACCAGATTCAATACCTAGTACAGATACAATAATTTCGGATCCAGTAATGGAACCATTCTTTATTACTAGGTCCCAGACTGGGGGTTATACAGTTTACCAAAGGGTTATCAAAGGAGATAATGATACAGAATACATTAAAACTTTAGGTTATCCTTCTAGATTCGGCAATGCATTACAAATGGTTGCTAGAGAAATTCTAAACGAAGAAGGTAAAACATACGATTTAAAAAGCTATGTAGATCGTTGGGAAAATGTAAAAAATTCCTTAACTTCTATATTAGAGTAGCGTTTGCCTATACGCTTAATAATACCTGGCAAATTTAATTATTTTTAATCATGGCAAAAAATGTCGTAGTTAGTCTTAGTGGAGGGATGGACTCCTCAACATTATTACTTAGATGTTTATCTGAGTATGACAACGTAACAGCTTTATCTTTTGATTACGGTCAAAAGCATAGAGTAGAACTTGAAAGAGCTCAACAATTGGTCGATTATCTAGCAGATAAAGGTCAAAAAGTGACTTATCAAGTGATTAAACTAGATGGTTTAGTTAACCTGTTAAATTCTAACCTTGTTCAAGGTGGTGAAGATGTACCAGAAGGTCATTACGAAGAAGATAACATGAAAGCAACTGTTGTTCCTAATAGGAATAAAATATTTGCTTCTATTACTCAAGCTGTAGCTTTATCAGCTGCTAATGCAAATGGTTTAGATACTGATATTGCGTTAGGTATTCATGCTGGTGATCATGCTATCTACCCAGACTGTAGACAAGAGTTTAGAGATGCTGACGATGCTGCCTTTAGAATAGGTAACTGGGAAGCAGAGAAAGTAGGGTACTTTACTCCTTACTTGGAAACTGACAAATTAGGAATTCTTAAAGATGGAGAAAAACTCACAGAAGCATTGGAATTGGATTTTAGCGAAGTATACAGAAGAACGAATACCTCGTACAAACCATACCCATCAGGAAACTCTGATTACAAAAGTGCGTCATCTGTTGAAAGGATTGAAGCATTTATTAATTTGGGTGTTGATGATCCCGTTCAATATGAAGACGAGACTGGACCAGTTAGTTACGAAGTTGCGAAAGCACATGTTGAAAAACTACTAGCCGAATACGCTGCTTAGTATGCATTTCACTTTAGAGGAATGTAAGTCAATTAAAACTCTCAGTAAGGAGATTGGAGAAACACACTCTAAGACTCTCTTTGCTGAGGGTTCTATTGATTATTATTACATGGTTCTAGAGAGAGGTGAAAAGACACAATGGATTTTCGATAGAATAAAGGAATATCTTAATCCTAGATACCCTGATAATTCTGCTGATAAAATGCCTTGTATCTTTGTACATAGATATCCTGCTGGCTGTGCTTTTTCTCGACATAGAGACGATATAAAATACCCAGACCAGGTATTAAATGTAGGGTGTTTATTAGACGATAGATTCTCAGGTGGAGATTTTTTGCAATATGAACCTGATAATATTATAGAAAAAGAAGTAGGTAAATTATACTCTATGAAAGCTAGCAGACCACATGAAGTTACGAAAATAACTGAGGGTGTTAGGTGGTCTTTTATATTATTTTTTACTAAAAAACAATTAAGCAAGGTTTCGTTATTATGAAAATAGGTATAACAGGAGTATCAGGAGGTTTAGGTAAGTATCTATCGGAAAACTGGTCTAATAAGTATGAAATTATTGGAGCGTCTTTAAGAGATGGTATCAAACCAGTTTTTTCAAAACTTAATAATTGTGACGTATTTATAAACCACGCTTATAATAATATAGATCAATCGAGACTGTTAAAGTTATTTTTCGATTCCTGGATTAGTAAGAATAAGACGATTATCAATTTTGGTACTTCAAACGTTTATGAAACTAACGGGGTATTTCCTGTATACAGTTCAAATAAAAAGCATTTATACAACCTTTCAAAAGAACTGTGTGCTACTAATCCAAATAAAAGCGTTAGAGTTATTAACTTTAACCCAGGTACTCTAGAATCTAACAGGAGTTTTGAACAATACAATAAGTTAAAATTTTCTGAATTGTCTAGGATACTAGAATTCATAATTAACACACCAAATCACATAGAAATAAGTGATCTATGTGTAAAAAATACAAGAAGAGAAAAAAGAAATTTAGTATGAGGGTATTAGTTACTGGAGGTGCTGGTTTTATAGGACATCACTTAATTAAAAGGTTAATTGAAGAAGGTCATGATGTAGATAGTCTCGATGATTACTCAAGCGGCAGAATAGAAAACGAACATAACAGATGCACCTATTATATAGGAGATATTGATACTATAACTGAGTTCGGCACTTACGATAAAATATACCATCTTGCTGCTCTTTCCAGAATACAGCCTTCTTTTAATAATCCCGATGAAACTTATAGAGTTAATACTTACGGCACACAGCAAGTATTAGAGTTAGCAAGAAGAACTGGTGCTAAAGTGATTTATGCCGGTTCGTCTTCTAAGTGGCATGATCCGTATCAATCACCGTATGCGGCTTGTAAGTATATGGGCGAAGAAGTATGTAAAATGTATAAAAAGACATACGGCATGGATATTGAAATCGCTAGATTCTATAATGTTTACGGTCCTAATGAAATTATAGAAGGTGATTGGGCAGCAGTAATTGGTATTTGGAGAAGACAAGTTAGAGATAGTGAAAAAATTACTATAGTAGGTGATGGAGAACAAAGAAGAGATTTTACTCATGTTATTGATATAGTAGACGGTCTATATAGAATAGGGTTTAGAACTGAAGTTCATGAAGATGCATGGGAATTAGGTACTGGTAAAAACCACTCGATAAACGAGGTGTATCAGATGTTTAAAACCAAGTTCGGTACAGAAGCTATTTATATAGACGACCAACCTGGAAATTATAGAGTTACTCTTAGAGAGAATTCTGATGCTAAAGAAAAACTAGGATGGGAGCCTAAAGATAGATTATATGAATACGTTATGGGCCTTCGGTGATTCTTTCACAGCCGGATTAGGTGTTACAGACGATAAACATCAATACGGTACTTATAAAGGTAAAGAACACCTTATATGGTCAAGATTATTAGCGGACCATTTAGGTATGAAACATCAAAATCACGGAGTACACGGTATATCTAATGATATGATATGGGATAATATCCTACATAGGTATAAGGATATTCAGAGAAACGATGTAGTAGTAATAGGCTTGACTAAATGTGCAAGATTCGGCGTATATCAACCAGACCATTGGCAGGCAGGTCTCTTTGGAGTAGCGCCAATTAGGGATAGTCAACTTCTACTAGGTAAACAAGTAGCAGATGCTATTTTAAAAAATATTAGAAAACACATAGATAAAGTGTACCTAAGAAATCAAGCTAATTTCGATTTTTTATGTACTGCTTTTCAAAGAAGAAGAGTTAAAGCCTACTACTGGGATGAATTACTGTGGAGAAAGTTTACGACTATTACAAAAGAAAGTAAACATGCAGATCATCACTGGGGTATCAAAGGTCATAAACAAATGTTTGAATATCTAAAAAAAGAAATGGAGTTATGATACAAATAGGAATATCAGCTTTTTATCACGATTCAGCTGCTTGTTTAGTAAAAGACGGTAAGGTACTTTTAGGTGCCGAAGAAGAAAGATTTACTAAAATTAAACATGATCCCAGTTTCCCGATCAATGCCTTAAATTGGATATTAGAAGAATCTGGAATAAACGTAAATGAAATTGACGAAGTATGTTGGTATGAAAATCCTGAACTCAAAAAAGATAGAGTTCTCAAGATATTTTCTAAACATCCTATTAAAACGTTTTTTACGAAAAGGCGATTTTTAAAAGAATGGGTTAATAAGAACCCAGAAAAACTTCTCAAAAATACTATTGGCTACAGCGGTAAAGTAGTGTATGTAGATCATCATTTATCTCACGCTGCTTTCGCTTATTTAACTTCTCCATATAAAGAGGCTGCTGTACTAACTGTTGATGGAGTGGGTGAGTGGGAAACTACTACTATATGGCATGGAGAAGGAAATAAATTAGATAAGAAGATAAGTATTGATTTTCCTAATTCTCTTGGTATGTTATATTCAACTATAACTGCATTTTTAGGTTTTAAACCTAATGAAGGAGAATATAAAGTTATGGGATTAGCTCCATACGGTGACCCAGATGTATACTATCACAAACTTCACTCAGTATTTAAGAATACAAGTAATAAATACTGGATCAAACAAAAGTACTTTGCATGGGAATATAGTGATAGAATAATGTTTACTAAAAAATTATGTAGATTATTAAATCTTCAACCTCGTTTACCAGAAGAGGAAGTAAAGCAAGAACATAAAGATTTAGCTGCAGCTTTACAGTTAGTATATGAAAGACAGTTTTTTAGGTTAATTAAAACAGCTAAAAATATGACTAATTCCGATAATATATGTATTGGTGGAGGGTGTGCATATAATGGAGTAGCTAATGGTAAAATTATTCCTAAATTTAAATCTGTATATGTTCCATTTGCTCCTTCTGATGCAGGTTCCGCTATCGGTGCTTGTCTTTATTCCTATACAAGAAAAGGTAATAGAAAAGGCAACAGTAATCCTTTTCTAGGACCAGAATATTCCGACGATCAAGTTAAGAGAGCTATACAAAATGGTCCTAAGACGTTAAGAGCTTTAAATTTAGAAGAGGATAAACTTATACAAAGAGCTGCTGAATTATTACAAGCTCAAAATATTGTAGCTTGGTTCCAAGGTAGGATGGAATTTGGAGCAAGAGCTTTAGGTAACCGTTCTATTTTAGCTTCACCAGAGGATCCTAATATGAGAGAAAAACTTAATTTAGTAATTAAGAAAAGAGAAGGATTTAGACCATTCGCACCTTCTGCTATATTAGAGACATCGAAAAAGTTCTTTAACTATAAAGAGAATATTCCATACATGAATCAAGTTATAAAAGCACGTCCTGTAGCTAAACTCGGCGGTCAGACACCTTTTCCTGCTGCAGTTCATATTGATATGTCTGCTAGACTTCACACAGTAACCGAAGAGCAGAATGAAAAGTATCATAAGCTGTTAACTGAGATGTATAGATTAACTGGATTCGGACTTCTACTAAATACTTCTTTTAACTTAAAGGACCAGACTATCACATTAACTCCAGAAGATGCAATCGAACGATTGGTCAATAGTGATATTGACTATTTAATTATAAACAATTATATTATTTGGAATGAGACTAATTAAGTGGATAAAAGGTAAATACCAGCAGTGGAAAAAAGACAGAGAGTTTAAGAAAAAGATCAAAGAATTAAAAAAAAGAGATCCTTTTAACTATACAAACTTTTAAGCTATTTATACTATATACTGGTATTCATGGCAAACTTTACTAACAAACAAATCAATAAAACCTATAAACGTCTTGTACAAGTCGATGGTGCTGTGTTGCAAGATGGTTTAGGAAATACTCTTTCCGGATCTATGTCGGATTTGACAGTAAATGGAACCTTATCCATTACTGGACATAGTAACGTTTCTGAATCTTTAACTAGATTAGATAACTTTAGCTCTTCATTAAACGATACATTTGCTACAGATGCAGAACTTAGCACAGTATCTAGCTCACTTGCTTCTGAAACAGCTCAATTACTAGATTTTAGTGCTTCGTTAAATAATGATTTTGCAACAGATGCGGAATTAGAAGCTGTATCTAGTTCTCTAGCTTTAGAAACAGCTCAGTTATTAGACTTTAGTTCATCTCTAAATAATGATTTTGCCACAGATGCTGAATTAACCACTGCAGTTAGTGCATTAAATGCAGCAACAGGATCTTATGCTTTAAAAACAAGTATTTCAGGATCATTTAATACTGTTTCTAGTTCATTAGCTCTTAGATTAGCTGATCAAGAAAATTTTAGTTCATCTTTAGACGCAACATTTGCTACAGATACAGAAGTATCAACAGCAGTAAGTAGTTTAAATGCTGCTACTAGTTCATATGCTATTAAAACACAAATAAGTGGTTCGTTCAATGAATTAAGTTCTTCTATAGCAACTAGGTTTGATAATATAGTACATTCTGATGTTAGTGGATTAAATGCAGCAACAGGATCTTATGCATTAAAAAATCAAATTAGCGGTTCTTTCACTTTAGTTTCTTCTTCTATTGATTCTACTATTAACCAAAATGAAAACGATAGGGAAGTACAGCATACTACATTCTCTTCTTCAATTCAATTAAGAGTAGAAACGAACGAGACTAGTATTATCGAATTATTAAACCATAGTGGTTCATTAGTAAACATTTTTGCTGAAGAATCCTACGAAGGTAGGGTAGAAAGGATAGAAGCTCAAACAGGTTCTTATATAGAAGCTGCCCAAACAAGTTCATTTAAACAGGTAAAAATTTCGACATCTGCAACTACGAAAGAACACATATTACCTACTATAGTCTCTGGTTCAGCTTCTGACGTAATTTTCTTAACAGGAAGTACATACAGTAGAACTGAAATGGTATACCTAAATTATTCTGGTAGTGACGGTGAAGCAGAGTTAAGATTACCGCCTGCTCAATTTAACTATAATACATACAGGTACATACGACTTCAAGCTGATAGTACTATTACTAATGCTAAATTTTTTAAATTGTATGGATCTGGTTCAAATACTATAAATGGTTCGTCTGATCCGTTTATTATAAGTTCATCTTACCAATCTGCTAAGGTTTGGAGTGATGGAAAAGAATGGATAAGAATAACTTAATAAAAAGTTGCCTATTTAAAATAATATCCTTATATTATAAGATATAAGACTATAGTGTCGTAGCACCACTTTAAAAACACGTAAATGGTAAATAATTCTACAGAAAAAGAGATTATGGATTCTCTTAGAGATCCAGAATCAAGAAGAGTATTAAGAGCAGATTATCTGCTTGATCAAGAAGCAGTAAAAGCTTCTCCAAATCAATCCCAAAACTATCCGGACGCAAAAAAACACCAAATTGTGTCGTTTATTAAATCAGGAATTCGTATATTAGGTTATATACTTATACCTTTTAGCCTTCCTTGGGCTGCAGGTATTTTAGTGTTATCAGAAGTTGTTGGTATAATAGAAGAATTAGTATAATGGGAAATTTTAAATCAACTAAAGTATTTGACGGATTTTCTACTTGTTTTCGTCAATGGAAAGCAAAAACAACTCACTGTAAATTCTTACACGGGTACGGCGTATCGTTTAAATTAACTTTTGAAGGAGATTTAGATAATCGTAACTGGGTATGGGATTTCGGTGGAATGAAGAGAGCTGAAGGTAAAATTGATGGGATGAGTCCTAAGGAGTGGTTTGATTATATGTTTGACCATACCGTAGTTATGGCTGAAGATGATCCTTCTTTAGACTCTTTCACAAGACTAGGTTCTAAAGGTATTATTCAGTTACGAGTCATACCTGCAGTAGGAGCAGAGAAATTTGCAGAGTTTATCTACAATAAAGTTAACCCTTTTATCGTAAAGGAAACTAACGGTAGGGTAAAAATAGCTAAAGTAGAATTTAGAGAACATAATAAAAATTCAGCAATATATGAGCCTGGGCAGGATTGAAGATTACGATAAAAATTTACCTATAGTAGAAGTATATACCGCAGTTCAATCGGAAGGTAGTAGACAAGGTTTTCCTACTATAGTAATTAGAACTACTGGATGTACACATAGATGTTACTTCGGTGAAGGCGGTTGGTGTGATAGTTGGTATACTTCGATTCATCCTGAAAAAGGTAAATATTCTTTTAATGATATTATCAAAAAATATGAAGAGAATCCTCATATTAAAGAAATGATGCTTACTGGAGGTTCACCTACTATGCATAAAAAGCTTGTTAATGAACTAACACATTTTGCTCATGAAAACGGTATATTTATTACTATTGAAAACGAAGGATCTCATTTCCTTCCTACTGATTATCCTATCGATCTTCTCAGTATTTCTCCTAAATTTAGTAATAGTATCCCCGTTGTTGGGACTCTTACTCCTCAAGGAAAAGTGGTCGACGAAAAAATGATTAAAACTCACAATAGATTTAGAGTAAATAAAGAAGCTATAAAACAATCTATAGAGTATCATAAAGATTATCATATTAAACCTGTACTCGATAAAGAATTTAGTATCCTAGATGAAGTAGAAGAGTTCTTAAAAGATTTAGATATACCAGATGATAAAGTATGGGCAATGCCAGCAGGGGATACCAGAGATTCTTTGTTTGAATCTTATCCTAAAGTAATGGATTTTGTAAGAGATAGAGGATGGAGATTTACAGGTAGGGCTCATATTATGGCATTTAATGATCAAAGAGAGGTATGAGTTTTATTATAGGTTCTCCATGCATTAGTACTTGTGACACAGCCTGTGTAGCAGTTTGCCCTGTCGACTGCATTCACGGACCTATAGATATCGATGGAGCTGGTGCTGAAGTAGCTAATATGAGTAAAGAAGAACTTCAAGGTAAGAGTTTATATATTAACCCTGAAGAATGTATTGATTGTGGAGCTTGTGTTCCCGAATGCCCAGTTGAAGCTATATTTGATAGTGAAGAGGATGCTATAGATGCTGGAGAATTAGATGCTGTTAAAAATAACTATAAATTTTTTGGATTAGAATATGTCGGATAAAGAGTTTGTTCAATGGTTAAGAGGTTTTGCACAAGGAGTGCACCATTACAATATTACACCCAAGCAATGGGATGAGTTAAAAGAGAAACTAGAATCTGTAGGGATTAATAAAAATAAACACTATATTAAAACCCCAGGTTGGGTTATGACTACTACAAATGATTAAAGAAGAGATTATCTTTAGTAAACAAGATTGTGAATTTATACTTGATTGCGCTAAAGACTTTTCTAGAAGTCTAGTTTATAGTGCTGCTTACCCTGAAGGTAGATATAATCATACTAGAACTTCCGATCAAAGTAAAATAAAAATAGGCGGTAAACTAAAAGAGTTCCTTCTTAATAAATTAGAAGTATTAGGAGTTAAGAATCTTCCTGAAACTATAAAAATTTTAAGGTACGGCAAAGATCAACAATTTAAAAGGCATAGAGATAATTCATCTACATATAATGCTGCTTATTATAGAACTTTATCTATACAATTAAACGATTATTATGATGGCGGGGATTTAAAAATTTGGGATGAAAATGATGAAGAGTATACTGTATCTAAGGAATTAGGTAATACGGTACTATTTTCCTCCGACTATTTGCATCAAGCATGCCCTGTCACATCAGGTATTAGGTATTCTGCAGTTCTACTACTATCGGCATACAATATGGGAAAATCCAAATCATTATTATGAGTATAAAAAAACACTATTTAACATGGGACGATATAAATAATCTTCTCGATATTATTTACGAGCAATGTAAAGAAGAAATAACTTATGTAACTGGAGTACCTAGAGGAGGTACATTACTAGCAATTTTGTATTCACATAGATTCGATATACCTTACATGGAGTATAAAAGTGACCATTACCCTAATTTACTAATTATCGATGATATTGCAGATTCAGGAAAAACATTTTCAAAATTAAAAGAGCAGTTTCCTAACCCTAAGTATGCTGCTCTTCAATATAAAGAAGTATCAACTTTTAAACCTGATTACTACGGTGAAAAAATTGATAAAGATTTTGGGTGGATAGTCTACCCTTGGGAAAAAGAAGATTCAAAACCTATACAGGATTATTTGGATAATAAAAAATAAATTCATATATTAAAGTATAAACAAAGTTATAGATGAGTAAAGATTTAGAACTCGTAAAAGCAGGTTATGCAAATGGAGTAGCTCCTGGCTTTCCTTTTACAGAAAAAGAAAAATGGTCTATGGTAGAAGAAGCAGCCGAGGCCTATGGTAAATTTTTAGATGCTTTAGGTTGTGATTGGAGAAACGATCCTAATTCAGCTGACACTCCTCGAAGAGTGGCTAAAGCGTATGTATTTGATCTTTGGAAAGGACGCTACGATGCACCTTCTGAGATTACTGCATTTCCTTCTGACGGTTACGACGGTATTGTACAAGAGAGTAATATACCAGTTACTTCTATGTGCAGTCATCACCATCAAACTATCGGCGGTAAAGTTAGTATAGCTTATGTACCTTCTAAGAACGGTAAAGTTGTGGGTCTATCTAAGTTAAATAGAATTGTAGAGCATTTTGGTAGACGAGGTGCTATTCAAGAGCAGCTTACCGTAGCTATTCACAATGCTATTGATAAGATATGTGAAGGTAACTTAGGAGTAGCTGTAATGATTGATGCAACTCATAACTGTGTAAGTTGTAGAGGAGTTAAGCATCACGGTGCATCTATGCAAACAGCTAAGTTAACCGGATGTTTCTTAAACGAAGATTCGGCTAGAGCAGAGTTTTATAAAAATATAGAATTAGCAGGTATATGCAAGCATTAGAACATGATGAAAGACCTTGGGGATGTTACGACGTATTATTAGATACTCAGTTTACTAAAGTTAAATTAATAACCGTAGCTCCTCATCAGAGGTTATCATACCAGTCTCATAAATTGAGAAAAGAGGCATGGACATGTGTAAATGGTACATTAACAGTTATAGTAGATGATGTAGAACATACTGTTGTACCTGGAGAAACAATCCAAATACCTCAAGGTTCAAAACATCGTGCATGGAATAAAACGAATCATAAAATTAACTTTATAGAAGTACAAACCGGAACTTATTTCGGTGAAGATGATATAACTAGATACGAAGACGATTATGAAAGGTAAACAATTATCATTATTTGAAAATCTTGAACCAGGAATGGATCCTAGCACTGGACTAAGTGCTGATGTTCCTTTTGTTAACGAAGTAGAAATTTTTAACGCAACATTCGGTAAACCTAACAATTATGAACCCACAATCCCAGAGAAAAAAGAATGGCAATTCGTCTATGACTTTATCCTTGAAGAACTCGAAGAGTATAGAGAAGCTTGCGAGAGAGGCGACATTGTGGAAGTTTTGGACGCTTTGTGCGACATTACTTATGTTTCCCTTGGGAACGGTACTATGTTACACGGTCTTAAGGATAAGATATGGCCGGCATATCAAGAGGTACAAGCTAGTAATATGTCGAAAGCTTGCAAAACTGAAGAAGAAGCCATACAGACCGTCAGCAAGAGAAGTGAGGAACAAGGTCAGGCCTGCCATTTTGAGAAGATTGCGGAAGGACGGTATATTGTCTACCGAACAGCTGATAGGAAAGTAATGAAAAGTATTAATTATTTTAGACCTAACTTAAAACAGTTTTTTAATGATTAATCTTAACGAACATATTAAGGTAGTAGATGGAGTAAAGTATGTTCCTTTAGAGATAGCTGATAAGGCAATCAAAGAAGTCTTCAGCTATAATTCTAGGCTAGATAAAGAGATGACAAAGGTTGAAGGTTATCTTAAAAATATTACCAATACGTTAAACACTAAATTAGATAATGATTAAAATAGCACACGAAAGTCCTAAAAGTATTTTTGAAGAAGTTCAAAAGTTTACTGACTACGATTATGCTTTGGTTCATTTATTTGAAGAAGATCCAGAGTATCTAGCTCAGTTTAAAAAAGCTATCTTAAAAGGTAGAGAAGTAATATTAGATAATTCAATATTTGAGTTAGAAGAGGCTTTCGATGCTAATAAGTTTGATAAGTGGGTTAACGAAATTAGACCTGCTTGGTATATTGTTCCAGATGCTTTAGAGAATGCTGATAAAACTTGCAAACAAATGGAAGACTGGAATAATAAAGGTCTTGGTTATGAAGGTAGCGGCAAAATAGGAGTTATTCAAGGTAAAACTTACGATGAGATAGTAGATTGTTACAATTATATGAATAAAGAAGCAGATGTAGATATGATTGCTATATCTTTCGATTATTCGTATTATACACAGTCTGTACCTCATCCTAACAAGTATGTTAGTTGGATGCTAGGACGTGTTAAGTTACTTGGAGATTTACTTAAAGACGGTGTTATTAATGAAGATAAACCTCATCATTTACTAGGCTGTGGTTTACCTCAGGAATTTCAATTTTATAAACATGCTAACTATAATTGGTTATATTCTTTGGATACTAGTAATCCAGTGGTCCATGGAATAAAAGGTATTGAATACAAATCAGGTGGCTTATGGTCAAAGGAATCTCAAAAGTTGTTTGAATTAATTAACGAAGATGTAAGTCCTGATACTTTATCTAGTATTAGAACTAATATTCAAAAATTTAGATGGTACGCAAATGGAAACGAAGGTTTGGATAGCATTTTTTAGTCAGACAGGAGCAGAAATCGCAGATATTGCAGAGTCATTAGGAAGATGGCCGGATAGAATATATACTAATGAAAGACCTGATCATTTAAGAACTATTGATGAAAGAATAGTAAAGCAAGGGTTTTTTACTCTTAACAATAAACCTACTTTAGAGGAGTATGAAGACTTTTTAGTTTACTTTCCGGAAGCTATAATCACGTTACATGGTTGGTTGAGAATTATGCCTCCTGAGATTTGCGAAAAGTTTAGAGTGTTTAACGGACATCCTGGCCTTATAACTGAATACCCAGAACTAAAAGGTAAAGATCCTCAAGTTAGAGCTTTTGAAGGTAAGTATCCTATTGCAGGAGCTGTAATTCATCACGTTACTGCTGGAGTTGATGAGGGTAGAGTTATTATGGAAGAAAGGTTTAATAATATGAATAATACTCTTGATGATCTATTTAGAATTCTAAGAGATAGAAGTCTCTATATGTGGTGCAATTTTCTACGTGCTACATTACAATGAAAAGAGTTAGTATAGAATTGTTCGGTCAGCTCCGATGGTGGGAGTTGCAAAAAACTTTAGGCTCATTTATTAATAAGTTAAATGAGTTTGGATACCAGGTAGATACATACGGTACATTCTGGGAAGATAATTACTCTGTAAAGCAATTAAAGGAAGGTAATCTATACTCAATAGATAATTTACAATTAATTAAAGAGCCTGTTATCAAAACAGGTTCACTTATACAGTATTATTACTGTTTAAGAGAAAGTGTTGAATTTCGTAAAAAGTTTAATAAAGAATACGACTTCTATATCATTGCTCGTCCGGACTTAAAATTTGAGGATAAAACTGATAGTGAAGTATTATTTAACAATTTTATAGAGACCTGGAGTAAAGTAAATAAACCTACAGTTTTTCATTTAGATAGGATCCAAGAGGATACTAAGAGAATGGAAGATAAAATTTTAATTGCTAACAGAGAAGCTTTAGATATTTTAGCTGATTTATATACAACCTATGTAGATGCTGATGATAATGCTTTCTATAAATTAGACTATCACAGATCGTTAGGTAAGTACTTAACAGAAAAAGAAGTAGATATATTAGAAATGGATCGTTGGTTTGATTTTACTTTACTTCGCCACGATTTACAGGAAGAATTAGATTTTGATGACGGACAATGGATTGATGGTAAATTCTTAAGAGAAGAAGTTAAAAAGATTCAAAACTATAAAGAGTATGTATGGTTTGTTGAGAAGTATCAAAAAGACATGCATTGAGTTTGTAAGTAGAATAATAATTCGTATATTATAGTAAAATAGGTTTTATGATAACAAGAATAGCATTAGTAGGAGCTAGTAGTACAGGTAAGACTACTGTTTATGAATTACTTAAAAATAAGTTACCTAAGTATGAATTTGTAAATGAGTCTACTAGAACTGTTGGCGGTTATGGATTCCCTATTAATGAAGAAGGTACTGATGCTACTCAGTTAGCTATTAGTAGTTTTCATTTAGAAGCTTTACTTCAACCTTATAACTTAGTGCTAGATAGGTGTTATATGGATTTACTCGTATATTCTAAGTTTATGGATAAATTATCTGTAAAGGCATATAACTATATTGAAGATACTTGGAATAGAGTTAAGAATGAATATACTCATTATGTGTACTTTCCTATTGAATTTGATTCGATAGATGATGGAGTTAGAAGTGTTAATGAGGAATGGAGAAAACAAGTAGATGATGAGTTTAAGGCTGTACTAGGAGGAGTACGTCAACCTTATTTGACTATTACTGGTTCTCCGATGCAAAGGGTAGAACAGATAATGGAATTTATTAAATGAGAAAATGCAACGTCTGTAAGTATAACAAACCTGATTTTAGGTATAAAAAGAAAAAAGACGGTACTAGAAAAAAGACATGTAGATCTTGCGAAAGAACATGGACTAATAGTATACTGAGGATATTGGTTAGAGATAGACGTTTAACTCCTATGGAGAGAATGTCTTCTCGTATAGGATATATGGGTACTGGATTTTTGATTGCCGGACAATGGACTGTTGAACCAGTATTCTTTATTGTAGGATTTATATGCGTACTGATACAAGTCTTTTCAAGAAGACAGTGGAATTTAGTAGCACTACAACTTAACGGATTAATAGCTTGGACGATACATTTTTTTAAGAATACAGTATGAAAATTGCATTAATAGCGCACGATAATAAAAAAGCAGAAATGGTAGCTTTTGTTTCTAAAAGATTACCGTTTTTTAATAGAGAAGATGTTAGGATTATAACAACAGGAACGACGGGTAAGCATGTAAAACATGCAGGTATAACTAATGTAGAAACTGTACAATCAGGACCTCTAGGTGGAGATGCACAAATAGCAGCCCAAGTTACAGAAGGTAAAATTAACCTAGTTATATTTTTAAGAGATCCATTGGATAAACATCCTCATGATGTAGACATTTCAATGTTGATGAGACTTTGTGATGTTCATAATATTCCACTTGCTACAAATTACAAAACAGCAAGTTATTTAGTTAAATATTTAAAAAGTAAAAATGTATAGATACGGAGCAAAACTACTTAGAGTAGTAGACGGCGATACTGCAGACGTTATGATCGATTTAGGTTTTGATGTTTGGACTAAAGCTAGATTAAGATTCAAAGGTGTAGATACCTGGGAAAAGAGAACAAGAAATTTAGAAGAAAAAAAGTTAGGAATAGCTGCTTCTGAGTTTACTAAAAAATATATGGAAATGAATGACGGTAAATTTGTTATTCAATCTTTCGGAAAAGGTAAGTATGGTCGAGTACTTGCTGAAATATTTATTGATATCGACGGAGAAGAAACCTCTTTAAATAAACTATTAATAGAAAACGGTCACGCATATGTTTATGAAGGTGGCAAAAAACAATTATTTAAAGGATAAATTATGGCAGAAGTAAAAAATTATCAAGAAGTAGTAGACATTGCGTCAAAGCATTTAGGTAAAGTAGGAGGAGATGGGTATAAAGATACCTATGCTCCTGAGTTGCTAGTTAAAGTACCTCGTTATTTAAATAGAGAAGGTTACGGGTTAACTAATAAAGACTTTGTAGGTGTAGATACCTGGAACTGTTACGAAGTATCAGCAATTACTACTAAAGGATTACCTGTAGCGGGTATGTTAAAAATAGTATGTTCTTCAGATTCCGAATATCACGTAGAATCTAAGTCTATTAAGCTGTATTTAAATTCATTTAATATGACTAGATTAGGAGATAATACAGTAGAGTGTATTTTAGAAATTGAAGAAAGAGTAAAAGCCGATTTAGATAAGTTACTTGAAACAGATACGACAGTAAGTTTCTATACTGATGAAGAAGACGGTAAAGCATTATCATTCGAAGGTTATCAAGATTTAGCTGATATTACAGATTTAGATCAAATCGATTTTACCGCATTCTCTTCAGATGCTTCACAATTAGAGACTGAAACTGTAGTAGAGGAAGCTAAAGAAGTAAAGTTAAGGTCTAATTTATTAAGATCAAATTGTAGAGTTACTAATCAACCAGATTGGGGAGATGTATTTATTAGAATGAAAGGAAAAAATATTCCTTCTCCTGAATCGGTGGCTAAGTATATTGTATCTCATAGAACTGTAAGTCATTTCCATGAAGAGATTTGTGAAATGGTGTTTAAGCATTTGACTGATGCTTACCAACCAGAAGACCTTATGGTATCTTGTTTATATACTAGAAGAGGAGGCTTAGATATTAATCCTATTAGAGCTACTCATTCAAGATTTATCCCAGATTTCTTTACCGATACGGATTATAGAATCGCTAAAACTCTAAGACAGTAATGGCCGAGATCATCATTGAGGAGGAAAAAGAGCTAATAGCTACAAGAGTACCGCCTGGAGATAATTGGGAATTGACTATTGATCAAGGAACTACTATCGAAGGGCTGGTAATGGCTCTTACCATGTACATGCGTAGAACTAAATTTAAAGGTGAGTACAGATTAGCTCCTTTAGATGGTAAATTATATGCAATTAAGAAACACGAAGTACAAGTTGAAGAACCTGAACCAATGAAATTTGATCTGTACGGTGAATACTAATGTCAAGATTCTTAAAAAAATATTCTCACAAATACGAGTTCCTAAAATTAGAACTTGAAGAATTTCAAGAGCAATTCGAAGATTACGAAATCGAATGGAAAGAACTATTTGCTGAATATTTTAATAACATTAAACAAGAGGTTTGGATAAATGAAGAAACTGGAGAAATAAGTAATGAACCTCCGGACGAAAAAAAATCAAAACCCAAAATTGATACTAAAGTTAAAAAGCTATACAGAAAAGCATCTACTATAGCTCATCCAGACAAAGGTGGAGATCCTGAAGAGTTTAATGAGGTTAAGAAGTATTACGAAAGTAATGACTACATGGGTCTACTCAACTACGCATCTCAAAATAATATAGAAGTCGAGGTAGCAGAAGAAGATAAAGTCCTTTTTGAAAAGAGCTGTATGAAACTTCAGAATGACATTAATAAAATACGTTCTACTTTAATATGGAATTTTTTTAACGGTAGTCTAGCAATGAAGAAAGGAGTTATCGTTCAATTAGAAAAAGACCATAATATAAAAATAGATGCAAAAGATATACTAAATAAGTTGGAAACCAGCGAATAATTTCTTATATTTAAGTATAAATAAAACGGTTATAAATGAGTAAATACTGGTCGCAAAGTAGTAAAAAATTACACACAATTTTAGATCGCTACGATTTTGTTAAGGTCGGAGAAATAACTAAAGACAAGGAAAAATCAGAAAAGAAAGGAGCGAAGTATCTTAAATTTACTCCTTACTCAAAGGAACTTGCTAAGTACTGCTCTGAAGAAGGGGTATATATTACTGTTGATGATAATGATTTTCAAGACTTCTACTTTGGATCAGCAATGAATGGTTGGATGAGACGTTGGGCAAATTATGCTTCTGGTATTCGAAACGAATCTGCTGGTAAGACTAATGTTGAGGCTGCAAAAAGATTTTGGAGTCAAAGAAAAGTTTTCGTATATTATTATATACCTGCTGAAGTCGAATATGGACCTACTGGTGAAATTATGAAGGTAACTCAAAGTTTTGAAAATAAAATTATCAAGGAATTCTTCCCTACTTACAATAAATCTAAAAATAGATAATGAATATAGAAAAAAAGTACTATACCGTCCAAGACTCTGAGACGTTAAAATTAATGTTTCAACACATTCAAGAGTCAGAAGTTATAGCAGTCGATACCGAGACCTCTGGTCTTAATCCTAGAAAGAATAAAATTGTAGGATGGTCACTATCTGGTGATGAAGGTATTGGATTCTATATTCCTACTTTAGTATGGAACTTTGAAAAAGGAGAGTTAGAAGTTCAAACTATCGATGGTACTTCTAGTGAAGTTATATCTAAGAATTTACTTAAAGCATTAAAAGGTAAGAAACTTGTCTTCCATAATGCCTCATTTGACGTTCAGTTTATAAAAAATTATTTTGGTATTGACCTATTACCCGACGTATGGGTTGATACAGGATTGCTTGTACATACTGTGTACGAGGAAGGTGCATTTGGATTTGGTAATCCTTTTGGGCTTAAGTCTATTGCTATTATGAATCAGGAAGCTCTTGGCCTGAACGTAGAAGAAGCTGCTAACCAGGAGCAAATTGAACTAAAAGAAAGTATAAAGAAAAATGGAGGATCCGTTACGAAAGAAAGTTTTGAAATATACAAAGCTGACCTTGATATTCTTAGCAAATATGCTAGTGCTGATACCGATCTTACTCTACGAATCTGCAATCTATATCTTGATAAACTTAGACAGGAAGGTCTCGAAGATTTTTTCTTCGAAGAAGAAGTAATGCCTATCTACCGTGAGGTAACTGTACCTATGGAAGCCTACGGAGTAGATTTAGATGTGGAACTTATAGATAAGATTCATTCTGAGATTGTAGAAGATCAAGCTAAGAACAAAGAGATAGTGATGAAGTCATTACTTGCTCTTCCGGAAGTAAAAGCATGGGTAGTAGATACTGCTACTGAAGCATATCCTTGTTCTCATAAAGGTAACTTTGCTCAAAGATTAGTACAGAGATATTCTTTACCTTTACCTAAATCTGAAAAGACCGGTAAGTATTCACTTACTGCTAAGAATATACAAGAATTAGATGACTCTCCAGTAAAAGAGTTTTTACTTACTGGGAATAAAGAAGTACTTGATGAACTAGAATGTGCTAGGATATCTATGTCCTTATGGAAGGAGTCTAACGATGGTGATTATATCAATATTCAATCTAAGAAGCACTTAGGTGAAATTGTGTTTAAGTATATGGGTATTGAACCTAAAGTTAAAGGTGCGAATACTAAATCTGGTAGAGCTAAGTTTGATATGGATATGGTTAAAGACTTAGCTAAAGAGTATCCTTGGGCTGAGAATCTACGTGTCTACAATAAGCTTTTAAAGATTAAATCAACTTATGTAGATAGATTTAGAGACCGTCAAGAGGACGGTAAATACTACTTCTACTTTAAGCAGAACGGTACTGTATCGGGTAGATACGGTAGTGATGCTCAGCAACTACCTAAACCTTTAGAAGAAGGTGAAGATGCTCCTGTTATCATGAAGTACGTTAATATAGTACGTGCTTTCTTAACTGCAGGTAATGGTAGAAAAGTTATTGATGCTGATTACGAATCTCTTGAACCTCATTGCTTTGCATCAGTATCTGGTGATGAGAAACTTCAAGAGATTTTTGATAACGGTTGGGATTTTTATTCTTATGTCGCTATACAAACTGAGAAGATTGATGGAGTATCTGCTGATAAAAAAGCTGATAACTATCTAAAGAAGCTAGATCCTGTTAAGAGAAATAAAGCTAAAGCCTACTCGTTAGGGGTTGCCTACGGAATGGAGGCTTATGCTCTTAAAATGACTTTGGGAGTCGATCAAAAAACTGCTGAAGAGTTGATTAAAGGATACTTAGATGGATTCCCGGGTCTAGCTAAATGGAGAGAAGATTCTCGTAAACAAGTTAAAGATCATGGCTTTATTAAAAACTATGTAGGTAGAGTAAGACATTTACCTAGAGTTAAAAAGATATATGAGAAGTTTGGTGAAAGAATGATGGACTGGAGGTTTAGAAAAGAATTAGAACCTCAATATGGAAGAGATCAAGTAATCAAAGTTTATAGAGATTATAGAAACGGACTTAATAACTGTTTGAACTTCCAACTTCAGTCCTTAGCTGCAGCGGTAGTTAATAGAGCAGCTTTAAAGATAAACCGTAAGGCTAAAGAATTAGGTATTGATGCTTGTGTTCAAGCTCAAGTGCATGACCAGTTGATTATTAACGTTGATGAGAAGGATGCAGATATGTTTGCTCCGTATGTTCAAGAGATTATGGAAACTACTACTCAACTACCTGGTGTTACTTTGAAAGCTCCACCAGAGATAGCTAACAATTGGAGAGATGGGCATTAATTAGAAAAAGACTATATTTATAATAAAGAAAGACGACCCCAGAGCGTTTTTAATTTTTTAATAACCGATGATCTTAGGACATCACAAATTTTAATGATATGAATACATTTATTAATGAACGTAATCCGTTCGACATTTTAGTTAGGAATTTTTTCCAAGAAGCCGGAGCTTACAGGCCTCTGGCAGACACCAAATTACCCCACCCAGTAGATATTTACGAGAGAGACAACGGTCTAGGAATAGACATAGCTTGTACAGGGATCTCTAAAGAGGATATCGAAATTCTTATCGAGGGTAACATAATCAGAGTAAATTACGAAAGACCAAAAGAGGAACTTGAAGATGTCTTTATACACAAAGGCATTGCTAAACGTTCTTTCAATTTAGGTTGGAAAATCGATAGTAAGTTTAATTTAAGTAAAGCAACAGCTGAGTTTAAAAACGGACTATTAGTTATAACTATCCCTTTTGCTAAAGGATCAGAGCCAAAAACTTTGAAAATTAGCTAAATAAACCTGCTCTGGGGTTTGATCTTTTAATATTATTTCGTATATTAATTTAAAATAAAAAGTTACATGACTAAAAAGTTATTACCAACAAATGACCGGATACTGCTTCGACCTATAGATGAAGGAGAGCAGACTTACGGTTCGATCGTTATCCCCGATATGGGGAAAGAAAAGCCTGAAATGGGTGAAGTCCTAGCAATTGGCCCAGGGCGACTATCTGAACACAATCAATTAATCACTGTTAGATCCTGTAAAGTAGGAGACGTAGTTTTAGTACCTAAAATTGGTACTCTACGGATTGACTTTGAAGGTGACGAGTATTATATTGCCCAAGATAGAGAAATTTTAGCAGTAGTTAAAGAATCAGATAATACAGAATTAGATTATGAGTAAGAAGATTACATTTTCATCAGCCGCTAGAAATCAACTAGCAGACGGAGTAGATAAGTTAGCCGATGCTGTAACTGCTACTTTAGGACCGGCAGGTCGTAATGTTATTATTGAACAAGATACAGGCCTACCAGTCTCTACAAAAGATGGAGTTACGGTAGCTAAATCAATTCAATTAAAAAATAACGTACAGAATACAGGTGCACAGATCGTTAAACAAGCTGCTATTAAAACAGCTGACGAAGCAGGTGACGGAACAACAACATCAACCCTTTTAGCTCAAGCATTAATTAACAGAGGTATTGACTTTATGAAAGAAGGCCAAAATGCTGTGGATGTTAAAAGAGGAATAGATGAAGCAGTAAAAGAAGTAAGTAACTTCTTAACTGATAATAGTAAAGATATTACGGATGAAGAACAGCTTAAACAAGTTGCTACTATATCGGCAAATAATGACCCTGAAGTAGGTGAGTTGATTTCTGCTGCAATGGATAAAGTAGGTCAGGACGGAGTTGTTACGATAGAGGAATCTAAAACAGGTGAGACGTACCTTGAGACTGTCGAAGGTATCCAATTCTCCCGAGGTTATAAGTCTCCGTATTTTGTAACCGATAATAGTAATATGTCGGCTGTTCTTCAAAATCCGTTAATTCTAATTACTGACAAAAGACTAAATTCTGTTAAAGAGCTACTTCCTATCTTAGAAGCAGTATCTCAGCAGAACAAATCACTATTAGTAATAGCAGATGATATCGACGGAGAGGCACTCTCTACTATGGTAGTTAATAAGATGAGAGGCATACTCCCAGTAGCAGCTGTAAAAGCACCAGAGTTTGGTGATAGAAAGAAGGCTATGTTAGATGACATTGCTATTCTTACCGGAGGTACAGTTATATCTACTGAAAAAGGAATGAGGTTAGATAAGTTCCAACCAGATTGGTTAGGTAAAGCTAACAAGGTAACAGTTAATAAGGATACTACAACTATCATTGATGCTAAAGGTTCTGCTGAAGCCATTGAAGAGAGAGTATCAGAGATTAAAAATCAGATTGACGATTCGAATTCTCCTTTTGAAAAAGAAAATCTTCAAAATAGACTTGCTAAGTTTATTGGAGGTGTAGCTATGGTACATGTTGGAGGTCATACTGAGATTGAAATGAAAGAAAGGAAAGATAGAGTTGATGATGCATTACATGCAACCAAAGCCGCCCTTCAAGAAGGTATACTTCCTGGTGGAGGAATTGCTCTACTTAATGCTTCTAAAGTACTAGTAGAGAGACTTAACGATTTATCAGGAGCTAAATCTTCAGGGTATCAAATTGTTATTGAAGCTTTAGAAAGACCGTTCTATAAGATTTTAGAGAATGCTGGTTTAAGTAACGATTCGTCTGGAGAGATAGAAGAACAGATTATAGAATCAGGAGAGTTCTGGCAAGGTTATAATCCAAGAAGTGAGGAATTCGTTAATATGTTTAAAACAGGTATTATCGATCCTACTAAAGTTACAAGATTAGCATTAGAAAATGCTGCATCAGTAGCAGGTACTTTACTTATTACAGAGGCAGTAGTAACTAATGTTAAAGAGAAAGAAAAGCAAGCAGGCGGAGTAGATCCTAGCATGCTGTTAGGTTAAATTTTAATTAATTAATATGAGTGCAAAACAAGAATTATTCGATGAGATTGCAGAACAATTTGCAATCCTAAGTGAGAACAACGAAGGTACTACTAAAGCTTCTCAAGCAAGAGCTAGAAAAGCAGCAGGTGAGATTAAGAAGTTGATTACTCCTTACAAGAAAGCGAACATGGACGAAGTGAAAGGGTAGGGGGCGTTTCTCTCTAACCGACGAAGTCGCCACGCGCATTTTTGACAAGCCCTTCCGGAAACGGAGGGGTTTTTTTATTGCAATATTTTTCGTATATTAATTATATATTAAGGCAATATTAAGAGAAGTTCAAGAAATATAGCCTATTTATTAATATAGAGGAACAATTTAAAAACCCAAAGCATATGAAGAAGCTAATGATTTTATTGGGTGTCCTAGCATTTACCGCTTGTGCACCAACGGCACAAATCGTCTACGAAAAAGGTAACACAACCAGAGAGGCGATCGTTTATGAAGACCGAGTAGTAGTCGTAACAAAGACTACAGTTACTAAAGAGCAATTTGATGAAGCAATGGCAAGACGTAAGTCCGTTGTTTTAAACAACAAATCTAATTAAAACTTAAGGAGGGCTTCGGCCCTCTTTTTGTTTGCATATATGAATTATTTTTCGTATATTTATAATATGGATAAAAAGCGACAATATAGGTCTTCACAAGGAAGAAGCCCTAGACAAATAGAAAGTAGTTATAAGATGGTTGCATGGAGCTTTATAGGACTTGTAGTAACCTTATTAGTAACAAAATTATTCAGTTGATGAAATTTATTTACTTTTGTGATGAGTGGAACGGAGAAGAAAATACAATTAAAAGAAGTAACACTCACACATCAGGAGTGGATGGAGGCATTGAAGATACCCACTCCGGTGAAGAACAAGAAGAAGTATAGACGGAAAGTAAAACACAAAAATAAGAGTTATGAGTGATTCAATAAAAAAGTATAATGAGTTGGTAGAAGACGGAGTAATCGATCCAAACGAATCTTTTGAACAACGCAGAGAAGCAAAGATGTTATCATTGATGGCTCGTGCGGCTAAAGCCAATAAGGCGGCTGAGGTACATACTCGTGTTGAAGAGATACAAAAAGAGTTCGGTTCGACTAGTCTGCTACTTGCACTTGAGATAGCTACAGAGGAGTTACTAAACGATGACGAGTGAGAAATATTGGCCTGTAGAATCTAGGAAAGGTAAAACCTTCACTACATCAGGTTCAGATAAGTCCGGAAAAAATACCTATACCTATAATGACTTAGGTTACAGAGGAGATAATCCTCCCGGTATAGATATGGTGGCTATCGGCTGTTCTCATACGGAAGGTATAGGGGTGAGTGACAATGAGACTTGGCCACATTATTTAGCACAGCATTTTAATTGGAAGCATATCAACTTTGGATTTACAGGACGTTCTAATGATTATATAGCAAGAATAGCTACTACTCAGTTACAGCTCATTAGACCTAAGTATTGTTTTGTTATGTATACTTATACAAATAGAAGAGAGTACTTTGATCCTGAATTTGGTTTTCAACCTTGGCATCCTAATCCTTGGGGATATTTTGAAGATTATAACGATAAGTATAATGCGATGTTAGAGCTCTCTAATCCTCAAACCGACTGGTTAAATTTTCGTAAAAACAAATTAATTGTTGATTTAGTATGTAAACAGTTAGGAATTAATTTAATCTACAGTACTCCTTTTATCGACGATATGTATAATATATCAGAACCGAATAAGTTTGAAGGAGAGTATTCCAGTAAAATTTTACATGGTGAACACGCTAGTGCAGAACTTAATAAATCTTATGCTCAAGAATTATCAGAGTATTTGAGTAAACGCTAAATAGTCGATATTTATTAATATAGACAATTTTATATAAAACCTATTATGAAAGGAACATTATTATCATTTGATTTTGTCAAAGATCATGGAGACTCAATAAAGTATATTGAGATGAACACTGACGTTATTGTAGGAGAGCAGTATAACTCTCATCTCGACTGGTCCGGACTTTGGACAGTCATGTCTGATAATTCTATTACAGAATTAGACGTAGTATATAAACCTTCGATTCAACACGATATAGTAAATAACTTATCAGCATCAGCTGCTTCTAATGGCATAACAGCTTTTAGACGACATGAAGTAGATTACGATACTATATACCCTAACACACCTGATGATACAGGTTCAGCATTTATATTGAGATTAGCTTACGATGAAAATGCGATTGTAGACTCAACTTATGCTAAACTTGGGCACCCTTCTTTAAACTTACTTCACGAATATAATTCATCATCACTAGCTGTTCCTTTCTATTATAGTGGTAGTGATAGTACTGAAATTATAGATACTTTAAGTGCTGCAACAGGAAGTGAAAATTCAAACAGAGTACCAGATGCTGTGACTAAAACTAAAGTACATACTTCACAAGGTATTCATTTCCATAAAGTAGGATACGCAATCGATAGTTGGCAGAACTTAATTGACGATAATAAAGAAGACAAGTACATATTAAAGTATTCTTATTCTAGTGCTTCATTAGCAAACGGAATTGCAGAATCATTTAAACACTACGCAATCGCCTACGGAGCTGATTTAACTCCAATAGATGTTGCTACATTTAAATTATATGCTAGATTTAACTACCCGACAGGGAGTTTAACTTTAGTAGTATCTTCTTCTATGGAGAATGGAGTGATTACTGAATACCCAGACTTACCTAAAGTAGAGGATCCAACAAGATGGGAAAATACTCAATACGGTGTTTCTAGATATTTCGAATTCGGAACTGCTAGACCTAAATACGGTGTATTCCAAGGATATGGATTATACGAAACAGAGAAGGTTGTCCAAAGTGACGGAACCGCCGCTACTATAGTAGATCTAGGATCTGGTAGTGGAGTACGTTCTTTACATATTCCTGGCTTTACAGACAGAGACAGTTGGGTACATACTGGTAAAACATTACCAGCCGGTACGGTTTATAGTTCATCATTTGCTGAAGATGATTCATTTGAAACTCAAGACATCAGCGGTATAATAACTAGTATATCTGTTAATGGATCAGATCCAATTTATACAAGTCCTAAGTTCAAGGTTTTAGCCTATCAAAGTTCTTCTAATCAATTTAAATACCATTATGCAGATGAACTAACTGATAGTGATCATTATATACCAGGTGATGATGGTTCACTTTTACCTTTAGTTTGTGAGTCGATAATGCTTTTTAACCCAACAGGTAGTTTCTCTACTATGGATGTTGAAACAATCGATAACTTTAAGATTGATACTTCAGTTAGTAATGTTAGAATGATAGCACATAACAACGTGTTCAGAGAAGAACCAGATCAAAAATAATAAAATATCATGAATAAACCACTTAATCCAGAATTAATCTATAGAAAGAAGAGCTCTCAAGCCTTTCTAGGAAATCAAAAAACTGCTGCTACTGATGGAGAAAAAATTCAGTGCAAGGATATAGCTCATTATATTTTAGCTTCTATAGCCAACAAACATTAATTAGTTTTTAGTTGGTTTTCTTACATATAGTTCGTATATTATATGTATGATAAACTTACCGTATTCGCCTAAGCAATCTAAACCTAAGTTGGAAAAGACTTTGAGTCAACGTTATTACAAGAAACCATATGATCGTTTTATGTGGTGGAGAGGCTATACTCTTAAGAATAAGCCTCTAGATAAACGAGCACTTTTCAAAGACAAAATACTTAATGGAGATTTCGAAATGGGTCCTTATCTCTTAGAAGTAGAGTTAGCTAAGCATAAAATGAACGATAAGTTCAAAGAATGTATGACTACTGGAGGTGAACCTGACTATGGAGTGTATCATTCACAGACTTCTATTGATAGAGCAAGAATCAAAAGACTTAACGAAGACTACGAAAAAGACGAAAAGAATAAACTTGAGGAGGTTAAGAAAGGGTTTCTTCTCACGTTTAAGATGACTAAGGAACAATACGAGGAAGAGGTCGTAGAGACTAAAGCCGACGAACTAATTGACTTCTATTTTGAAATGGAAGAAAAGTACGGAACGTATTGGAAACCTTTATCTAAAATAGCTTAACCCTTCTATTTATTTTAAACAATTGTTAATTAATTAAATTTTTCATGAAAACAATTCTTATTATTATACTGATCTTAGCAGCAGTTGCAGGAGCAGTATGGGTTGGGACGAAGTTTTTCGGACTAGCCAAAGACACCGACAAAGACGGCATTCCAGACGAAGTCGAAGATGCTGTTGAAGATGCAAAAGAAGTAGTTGCTGAAGTTAAGAAAAGAGCTAAAGCGGTTAAAGCAGAATTAGGTGATGTTGTATCAGCTGTAAAAGGTAAACCAACTAAATCTAATCTGAACGCTCTTACAAAGCAACAACTAATTGATTCTGTAAAAGCTGATTTTGGCGAAGATTTAGACCCTGCTCTTAGAAAATCTAATCTCGTTAATAAAGCTTACGGGCTTTATAACCAGTAATATGCAGCAAAACCTAAATGTTGACTTTGATAAGACAACTCCGGTTGTATGTGAGGAGTGTAGTTCACCGTATTTCAGACAAACACTCGTTATCAGGCAAGTATCAGGCTTCCTTACAGGACAAAGAGAGCCATCGTTTATCCCCGTCCCAGTCTTCTCATGTGACAAATGTGGACACGTTAACGAAATCTTCCAACCAAAGCAGGGAAAAAAATTGGAGTAGAAAATACTCCGGTTTACAGGAAGAAATTTATGATTAAAGGGGCACTTTTTAGTGCCCTTTTCCTTTTATATGTATATTTATAAATGTACAGGATTATTCGACAAAGGTAACCAAAAAGTCGACTAACCTATCTAACCGTTTTTCTACAATCGTTTTTCTACAAACGTTTTATAATTGTTGCAGTCGCAAAGCAGTAATTATATGAGAATATTATTATTTTTACTAAGTTTTCTATTTGGTTTCTTAGCAATTGGTCAAGAACTACAAATAGTAGACGTTAAGAACAGTATCGTCATCGGTGAACTCGCAGGTAACCGTGACCTAGCATTCGGTGTAAAGAATGTACTAGAAGAAGTTGTACAAGACTTCGGCTATGATCTTAATCCAAACTCAAATAATTTACTGGAAGTAGAACTGCTATATTTTGACGTTAAAAAAAATAACGTTCAACTGGCAGCTTTTGCAAAAAATATTGATGTCTATCAGATAATCGCTAGAGGCGTTTATACTAATGGCAAAAAGAAAAGAAAAGCAGTAGCTAAAGGAACAGCTAAATCTGTAACAACAGCTACGTTAATTATAGATCAAGGCGGGGTATTCTCACAGGCAAACGTCTCGACAGCAATTAAAAAACTCTGTGAAGATTTGATACGTAAATTAAAATTATAATGAAAAAACTATTATTTTTACTATTAACATTACCAATGGTAGCTTTCGGGCAACAGTTTAACGTTGGTATGAACTACGGTGCTGATGGTAACGTAGGAGATGAAATTGAACTTAAATTTGAATTGTTTCCTCCCTCAGGTCAATCGACTATGCCAGGTACATTTTTACGTTTTGACGTTCAATGGAATAATAAATTACTGGAGTATGTTAGCCATACTATAGACCCGTTAAATAAATTAACCGGTGAACAAGCAGCGTACACAGATTGGACTGGTTATAAGTTTGGCCAAGATTTTGACTATAGTTCATCTAATTTATACAGACAGTTTTTATGGTGGAACGGAGGAGCTGCCGCCGTTGGTTCAAATTCATACCCTTCAGATAATGATTTCTCAGTTGCCAGGTTTACTACTCAAGCATCAGAAGATATTAACTTATATGATGCAGTAGTACATATGAAATTTAAGATCTTAGATAGACAAGGTACTCCCTATCAAAACTATACTGGTGCTTTTCAAATTAACTGGGCTCAATTCGAAGACAATAGAGATGGAACAGTACACCAACTTACTTCAAATAATCATCAAATCAGTGGCTTAGATCCAGGAGGAGTTGGAGCAGGAGATGTAACATTAAACTTGAATATTCCTACAGACTATAAATCAGATTACGAATATGCTATCTATACAGCTAACCAGTTAGAAGAAGTTGATTACGATGGAGACGGTGTTAGTGACGGTTTAGAACCTAAGAGTGGTGAAACTCCTTTTACTACAGGTACATTTAACGCTAACGGTACTACTTCTCTTGCTACTTTAACATTGAACGAAGAAGTATGGGTTCATACTTACGTATCTGGTAACCCAGCTTGGTTAGATGATGTAGTAACAGTAACAGATGTCTTTAAAGCATTTCAATTCTCTCTAGGCTCTACAGACGGACCTGGTGGAGGATCAGCTAATTGGGAGCATGAAGTACAAGCTATATTAGGAGAAGTAACTAACGATGGTCAAGTAAATTTTGATGATTCTTATGAATTATTAGCTCATGTAAATGGAGTGACAACAAGTGCTAATGTAACCTCTAAGGACAACGGAGCATTTAACTTTTCATCATTGATGGATACTTATGGAGATATATCTGAGTTTATGGGTGCTCGTACTTTTATTGCAACAGATGATGATAAGTCTTTTACTATTGGTCATGGGTTAAGAGGAGATTTAGATTTTTCTCATTCAACAGTACCTACCTTTAATAATTCAAATGCTCAATCTACATCTGCTAGAAATGCACAAGCTTATTCGATAATTGCTAACAGAGAAGTAGTAACAGAAACTATAGATATTGCTTCAACATTAGAGGATGGTAAAGTATATGTAGATGTAAACCTAGATACAGAAGGATTAGCAGGATCTCAATTTAAAATTGTATTTGATAATAACATACTAACATTAGATGATATTGTTTATGATACAGGTAACACTATGACTAACTTCGGTACTGTTAAAGCTAATGTAGCCTCTTTTGGATCTTTAGACTATAATGGAGATGTATCAGTTAAAACAGGTAGACCATATAGATTAATTTTTACAGCAAATGAAAACATAACAAACACAGCAGGACTGATAAGCTTTAAAATTATTGAAGGAGTTAAAGCAGACGGAACTAAAGTTAAATTCCAATACTAATATAAAATGAAAAAACTATTAACACTCTTATCCTTATTTGTAGTACTAGGATGTACTAAAGACGAATTTGAAGACTTTAACTACATAGAAGAAGTTCCTGAAGCTCTACAAATAGTAGATCCTATCGGACTTAAATTAGAAAGCGCTATTGTAACTAATAAAGTTGCAATTAATGCTAAATTTGACGTCGAAGGAAACTACAGAATAAAAATTATTAATATAGCAGGTAAAGTAGTATCACAAGATAAGGTATTTGCTTCAGCAGGAGATAACTTACTTAACATTTATACTACAGCACTTGATAAGAGTTCATACCAAGTACATATTGTTGATCAATTTAATAATGTATTAGGTATTGAATCCTTTACAATGATAGATTAGTATGGCAGATAAAGAAAACTCATTTGGAGAAATTAAAAAAGCAATAATAGGAGTCGTAACCTTAGCTATAACAACTGCAGGTGGACTTTTTATTGCTAATATGGAAAAAATCTTCGACAGTGATGACGAAGTAAAACAAGAGGTAGTATCTGAACCAATAAAAGAAAGCAGCAAAGATACTATTGTAGTTCTACAAAAAAAAGAGGTCCCAGTTGTCGCAAAACCGGAACCTCCTAAGAAGAAAGAATTTGATTGGTAACCTTAAATTAAAAACTATGAATGTAATTAACTTTTTCGCAAACCCTTTCATTGAAATATATGAAGATATTTTCAAGCAGCCAACTTTAGCACTAAAAATTTGGCAAGCTTTTTTGCTAGCTTGGGTAGCTGGCTTATTTACACTTTTTATTGTCGGGTGGTTTACTCTTGTAATAGGATTACTTACAGGACAAGCTGACTTAGACAATGCTACGTTCGGGGTCTTCGATACTCTTGGCAATTAGAATATTTCTTATATTATTATTTAATATAGGATTTATTAACGGACAAGTCGTTGGAAAGACCACTACTGAGGATTATCAAGCGGAATTTGAAAGACAGGCCTCGCTATATTCAATTCCAGAATACTTCGGTGATCCAGTACCAGTAGCTCTTCTAAACGTAGGTTTAACAGATGACATTTTAGCACAGTACCCAGAACTTGGGGATTATCGTGTAGGCTTAGGTCTAACGAATATTACTGTAGCATTTTTAGATGAAACTTTTAGATTTGAGTTTGTAGAAACTAAAGAGGAGATTAAAGACCGTATGGTTGTACAGTTTAAAGCTTCTCAAAAAGGATTTACAGCTAATGAAATAGAGATTAGAGGAAAAATTACTCTTGCTCGGTATTTCGCTTATGTTGAAATATATGATTTTTCTATATCAGAAGATGAAACTATTAATTTAAAAGACGGAGTAAAGAATACTCTTGTGACCAGACTTGGACTTCAAGTTAAAATGGTCGACGCACAAACTGGACTATATATGACCGGTTCAGGTTTAGGACTCGCAAAAACTACTAGGGAAGTAACATTACTTAATGATCAAAATCTTGATGAAGTTCAATTTAATCAATCATCGATTGGTATCTCAACACGTAAAGCTTTAGAGACAGCAGTTGCTAAGATCGTAAAGAGAATGATACGCAAGAAAATATTTGATCACTAAGTGTTATGAGATGGTTACTGTTCTTAGTAATTGCTGCGATGGGGATGTTCAAGGGCCATTCACAGGCCCTTGTTCAGACCTATACAGATAGATGTACTGGAGAAGTAAAAGTATTTTCAGTAGATATAAACGGATCTACTGTTGTTGCTTTTTATAACAAATCTAGAGTATTTACGGCAGCAGAATTTACAAACGGTACCTTACAGGCTTGGTTAGAGGAAACGTACCAATGGTGGCAAGCATTGTCTCCATGCTCCACAGGACAAGCTAATACAACTACTACTCAACAAACTACTAACAACGCAACTTCAAACGCAACTAATGCAGCTAATAATGCTACATCTAATGCTACGAATAATACTGGTAGTACTAACACAGGTTCAACTAATACAAATACAAATGGAAACACAGGATCAACAAATACAGGAGGAAGCTCATCTAACTCAGGAAGTAACTCCTCAGGAAGCTCAAGCTCTGGGGGCGGAGATAGCTCAGGAGGGTCTTCAGGATCTTCTGGTAACGATAACTCAGGAGGAAGCGATTCCGGAAACAGTGGAGGAGGAGACTCTTCTGGCGGTAGCGACTCAGGAGGGGGTGACGATCAGAGTGGGTCTTCTGGCTCGGATAATGACAGTGGTTCTTCAGATTCAGATAACTCTTCTGGGGATGGAGATAGCGGCGATGATAATTCGTCAGGAGAAGAAGGGTCTGATTCAAGCAACGAAAGCGAAGAAAGCTCTGAAAGTTCAGAAACTGAAAACTCTGAGGATGAAAGCACTGAAGAAAGC